GATACGCCCGCAACGTATACGGTAACGCGCTCACACATTATTCGCCACAGTGACGATTCTGGAATCCCCATAAAGTGTAAGGCGTGGGTGCCCAACGCATAGCTAAGGACACTGGCCCGGAGGGAAGGCGATGGAAGATTTGACAAGGCTTGAAGCGGCTGCACTGGAAGAAATGCGCGAGGGAACCAAGGTGAGCATTTTTCACCCCTCGGATATTGTTGCGCAGGCGTGTGCATCGCTAGTGCGGAAGGGTTACGCAGAGATTGACGCGGACGGCTTGGCCTGGGTGCCAGTAGAGGTGCCCAACGCTGAATTGAGGGGCGCGACTGATGACTGAACAAAAGCACGACGACGCTTGCGGAGCGACCCGCTCGGATGCCGGGTTGGGCGGCACGCTTTGGTTGGCTGCCGGGACCACCGACGACGGTAAGCGCGTGTACCTACCCGACTATGCTGGGCAGACAGCCAACGAAGTCGGCATGAAGGTGATGGCGAGATCGTACCAAGAGGGATTCCGGGGGGCGCTTGCTGAACGGCTGGCTACGCTGGGGTGGGAGATTGTATGCGTGCGGTTCGATGAAGTGACGCCCAACGCATGAATTTACAGGCGACCCGCAGCTTTATCGCGGGGCGTCCTGTGGAATGACGGGTTCGACAACACCGCAACCACGGAGAAAGAAATGACGCACATTGATGACTGGCTAGATGACCCGACAACCGGCCCCGCCGACGTGAAGGAATGGCTTGAGCACTTCCGCAGGCCAGCGATTGACAAAGACCACGATTGGCTGCGCGCTCGGCAATTGTTCTGTAACTACAAGGACGGCAAGCGTTACCGCTGCATTGGATGCAGCAGGATGGGCGACGTGTGGCTGACGGAGCATTTCGAGCGGGAGAACGGCTACGACTTGCGGATTGACATTGCCGACTGCACCGACTGGGAAGTGGTGTCGAACGCATAGCTAAGGGACCGGCTTCAGCCGGTCCCGCTTGAGCGCCAGGTTCGGCGCGGAACTGGAGGGAAGGCAATGGATTTCAAGACGGAAACACAACTGCGGCAAGAGATTGCCGACGCTTGGCGGCTCGTGGACCAACACAAGCGCACAGCCGAGATTTACGCAGCAGAGCGAGACCACGCGAAAGCATGCTATGACCGCGGCGTTAGGATTTTGACCGGCATTCACGCGCTGCTCTATCCGCCGAGATTCACCGACAACGACGGCCGCACATGGCAATTCAAGTCGCCGCTCGCTGAAGAGCAGATGCAGGAATTGAGCGACCGCATTCGTTCGCTGCCAGACGAGATTGCAGCAACTGATGAGGCCATGAAAGAGACGCCGAACGCTGAAATAACCGGGCGCACGCTGGCCCAAAACGAAGCCGATGGCGCTTAGGGCGCTCCGGTTGATTGCCGGGTTAGGCATTTTAACAATGGAGAGCAAACCATGACAATAAAAGAGTTGATTTTAGAGTTGCTGAATGAGGACATGGGTGAGTATTTATATTTTCGCTATGAAGATGAGGCTGGCAATGTCCGATTTTTTCACCCTAATGGGATATGTTTTGATTCGGACAGATTCCAAAATATCCGTGGCGCTAAATACACAACCATCTCTCTAGATGACGCATAAGGCTATGTGCCTTATAGAAAATTACACCTTATAGAAAGTTACAACCAATGGTTTACAAATGCATAAAGCCGCAATGCCCGAGAGATTGCTCTGAATGCAACCACGCGCTGCCGGAGGAAGATGAGGCCGCGATGCTGGTGTGCGACCTGCTGGAGGACTTTGCCGTTGACGGGTTCGGTGCGCCGCTTGAGGATGGCGAAAGCGAACTGGTTGACCGGTGGCGGGCATGGCTTGCCACACGACGCGGCGCGAGTTTGCCGGAATTGCCAACTTGCACCAAATCGCAAACTGACGAGATTGAGCGGCTGCGAACCCTGGCAAAAGACGCCTACGACGCCTGGCAGCACGATAGGGATATGCGGGTAGGAAAATTACTGCTCGCAATGATGGACACGAAATTCAGCGCCACATACCGGCCTGACTTGGTGCCCAACGCTTGAATTAAGGGGCTGCGCAGCAGTCCCGCTTGAATGAATTGTTAGAGATGGCTGAACGATGCCCCGGATGTGGACACAATTTTTATGACGACGCACCCGTGCGCAACGGCTTGTGCAAGTGGTGCGTGGCCGAGAAGGAATTGTTGGGCTAGAACAGGAGCGAAGAATGGAAAAGCAATACATGCTGCACCCCGGCAGAGTTATCAGTAAAACGGATCGGCAGGAGCACTTCATTGATGCTCCGACGCTCGCACGCTTGTATGGCGTGAAGTTGCACGATTGCTTGATAGTTCCGATCAGCGATGCCCTTTACCCTGGGCATAGTGAGCGCCTCGACGTGATCCATCTTTACCCAAAGTCGAACGGCGATTACAAGGTGCCCAACTAGATTTATACGACACGTCGCATAACCAGTTTAGCCTGATCTGACAGAAAGGAAATAGACGTGAAAGACCAAGAGTTTTTAATGTGGCTGCATGAACGGATTGAGATTGTTCACCGCGAACCCGCGCAGGCAGATTACATGCACAAATTGCGGGCGATTATTGAGTCAACGCCAGCGGACAAAGAAACGCCGAACTTTGGATTTACAGCAACGCTTGATGAACTGCGCACCCACTTGGTGTTTCGTACCAAGGAACCCGCATGAGGATCAGCCTAGTGATACTTCGGCAACATGAACATCAAGCTTTCTGATGGAAAAGAGATCAACGCGCCAAACGGTGTCATCGGGATTGATGACAAAGGATGTGTTTTCGGCGGGTACGATTCAACAATCTTTGAGCGGGGGTTCTACTACCCTTTTGACGAAGCGCCAGACTTGACACCAATAGAGCAGATTGAGATTGCCGACTTGATGATTTCAAGATGGAAATCATTCAAGGCTGCCGCAGAGTCTGAGAAATGTGCCACAAAGGAGGCAACATGAGTGATTATGGGTGGTTTGTATTGAAGGGCATTGCTTACCTAGTGTTGATCGGGTTTGTGGTGTGGCTAACTAAATCAGGGTGGCCGCTACTGGCTTTGCTGATGATGCCGTCATGGTCGAAGTAAGGTGCAATCTTATTTTTGAAGTGAAAAAGGAGAAGTGAAATGAACATCATTGTGATTTTGATACTTGCCGTCCTGCCTATCGTTTTTATGTTTGCTGTGGACTATCGGCTCAGCAAGATTTATAAAGAACTCAGGATATTGAATGCGACCATGATGGAGCAACCCGCAGTTGGGTGGCGACTCGGTAAGATTCTTGAAGAACTTAGGATGTTGAAAAGCAGCATTAGCACGGCGGTTGACAACACACCAGCCGAAGTTTTCATGCATAAAGGTCGATAATGGTCGCCACTGTTGATCCATTGCCAGGTAAGAATTGGGGAGGGAGAGCTGTGGTTGGTGATGCACTGCAGCGTGTGGCCGACGAAGACGTTGTGATGGTGCTGTGGCTGGACCCAACCGGCAAAATGCGATACTCCAAGAACACCATCAATGCTCAGCAGCTGGTGACGATGGCATCATATCTGAATTATTTGTGCAACCAGATGTGGAAACAGGAAGAAGATGGATAAGATAGAGTGGGAAAACGCGAAGTGCGAGGTTTGCGGCGCACAGGCGGTTGTACAGGTGTTTGACATGGCGAAGCGCATAGACCTCCGTACAGGACAGATGAAGGCCAGGCACTTCAGAGGCCCGCATCTATTCTGCGATGAACACAAGCGGGATAGCATTTGGTACGAGCTTGAACCTAAAGACATGTCAGACGAAGGAAAATCCGGGCTATGGTAGCCTCAAACAAAAGAGTGCTTCAGGGAGGGTGTAGCGGGATTAGAGGCGGACAGGGAAACCAAGCCGTCGAGGAATGCCCGTCTGTGATGTGCAAGTCTGCCACCGTCTGAGCGTACATCTATGGCGAATCGGTGGTTGATGTGGTCCGAATCCACCTCCCTCTCTAAAGCACTCTTGGCTAATCATATAAGGTGGGCCAGATTCATTTCACCGCCCCGCACACCTGACATACAACATGAGCATGGGCCGTGCCATAATTCCAGTGGTGCCCGATCCGGCCACAGGCTTCGCGCAATTCCGTCAGGCTGGCGTTATGCGCCTTGTCGTATGCTGCAAGGGCTTCGCTCACCTTCTCGCGCCTGTCGCGCTCAAGCTCCCGGCGTTTGTCGGCAATCTCCAGGTGGTCAATCATTGCCCGTTCCCCTTCATCAGCCATCATTGATCAAGGATTCGCCATGCAGACGGCTGCGTAATAAATCTCACACATGGCCGGATCGTAACCCGCTTCGTACAGAGCAGTACGAAAAATTCGGTGCGCGACTGCAGGTGGGACGATGCCAAATCGCAACAGGTAATCGTGCAGCACACCCTCACGGAATCCCAACCAGACGCCGCCACCGAAGATTGACATGGCCAGTGGCGGAAGCATCATCAGTGCTTTGGGGACGGAGCTGCCATCTGTCCGGAAATTGATCGGCACAACAAACAGTCTACCTGTGATGGGATCCTCATATTCCAGCGGTCGCAAGCTTATCCATGGGAATTCATGCCGATCATTCAGCAGCATTCCGTGGAAGTTGGCATGCGGACTTAAAAATGGCATGGGTGCCGCTTCCCGGCAGAAATTACCCGGCCTTGCGGCCAGGAGGAGGCTCTCTTTGATGTTTCCGTGGCGGCTGGTTCCGTTGTCTCACGGTTTCCTGGAGTGCGCAACATTGTTACTTGGTCCCGCCGAAGTAAGGTTTGGCATGCCCGCCCACTATCATTAGTTGATTGACGTGCACGTCTCCTCCTTGTCCCACATGGATATACAAGTCGACCAGCCAGCGCCCATACTTGTCCGGCTTGTGGGTTTCCACACGGGACAAGGTATTACCGAGCAGGTCGATGAGGTGGATAGTGGCTTCCTTGTGGCCTGGTTGTCCACGCTCCGGTGTGTCAATGCCATTGAGCCGGAATGAATCCCGCCAACGAATTTTGTTGCCGAGATCGATGTCCAGCACAACGGTATCACCATCTATCACCCGTACAATATTTACATGGCGATAGATGTAGCTCATATCAAGCCAATCCCCGCTCCGACCGTAGTGCGGCAGTCTGCTTCAATATGAATTACCGTGCCAGTGCGAGTGTAGCTCACAGAGTCGCAGTATTTCATAGATGGCAGACTACCGCACCCCGCAAGCAGCAGTGTGGCAATTGCGAGCATGAACAGCTTCATTTTGCAACAAACCAACCAGAGATGGGCTTGATCATAGGACGCAGACGACCGGAGAGCGCCAGTGCCGCGCCGATCAGAGTCGAGATGTCCAGCGCGAGTTGTGGATCATCCAAACCGTCGATTTTGACACCGGATAAAGACAAGGCAGTAGACAAACCAACAAGCATGATGCCCCACACAGAGGACGATGCAACTGCAGGTTTAGTTTCGTTCATGGTGGTTCCTTTCAAGGGTAAGTGTTTCTGTTGAGTTCAATGTGGGGACCATCTTTGAAACTGCGCCAGTCCCCGCCCCACACAATCGGGATGTCTAACGATGCTGCTACTTCTTTGATGTGTTTTCCAACCTTGGTATACAGTGGCCAATCCCAACGCACTTTGCCATCAACCATGACGTAGAAATCTGCCGCCCGAGAAAGCCCATCTGACGGGTGCGGCAGATGGCGGCTGCGCATGGTTGTCGTTGCCCCCTGCTTAAGCAATGCTGCTTGCCGTTCCTTGGTGCGCAAGGTCTCGCTGATTTCGTAAACCAGACCACAAGACTTTGCAGCCTCCAACATGACTTTGCGTAGATCGGGATGACATTTATCTAATCGTTGCATTGAGCGAATATTCACAACAAACCTCCTCGTTTTCTTCATTGGCCATTATGGTCTCCCGCGCTTTTTAAATAGCTGCCAATCCCGCGAATGTTCAAGAGAGCAGAACAACGTTTCCCCATCCACCTCGCGGTTGCACCAGAGGCAAAATCCGCGCGGCTCCGGTTCACCATCTGTGGCTCGCCTGATCCCAGTGCCCACAACATACCCATCTGCATCATGTGTTGCTCTTTGTGGATGAAGGAACCATGCGCAGATTAGAAATCCAAGTGCGAGTCCAATTGCCACAGTCATGCAAATAGCGAACCAACACATTAGGGGGTGCCCCTTCCATTAGGCCCTGCCCCGACCCGCTCTGAAATCTTGTCAATCTTGCGGTTCAGTTCACGTAGTTCTTCTCGCAGCGTGTCGCGGTCATAGCGTACATTGGACTTCACATCCTGAATTTCGAACTCGTGTTTTTGTACAGTTGCCTTTAAATCAGACCCCCATGAGAAAATTGCCAATATCATAGCGACAGTCGTTAGAATGTGTGCAATGTTAATAGTAGTATCGACCCGGAATCGCTTCTGGTCGATTTGACGTCTGTCATCTGTCTGGTTTTCTTCGCCCACCCCGTTCTCCCGTCTCATTCAAGATACTCCTTGCGAGCTAATAAATGCTGCTTAGATTTCCATCTATCGAAAAACGCCTGCGATATGCCACCGTGATCCCCGCCCTTGCAGTGCGCGAGTTCATGGTCGAGCGATGGCCCAGTCGTGGTTTCCGTGACGTAGATGTCGCAGGTCTTGCGGGGCAGGTTGATGTGCGCGCAGGCCAGCGGCAGCGCGACCAAGACATATTTCGTGACCCATGACAGGTCTTTCGAACAGGTCGCGTAAATGTCACCATCGGGGATGGTGTGAATGCGGGTCTTGAGTTCGGGCCAGTCCTGGACGTAGGTGTGGATAGACGAACAGCCGGATAGCAGCAGCGCCGCCGCGATGAGTATCGTTTTCATCCTCCACCGGGCGCCGATGTAATCGCCTGACGGTGTTACTAAATACTTAGTCATGCCCAAGCCCTCACGCGAAGTGCCCAACTGGTTGGTGTAATCGCCGCGGCCACGCCCGTAGTTTTATGCCCGATGAATGCTGCATTCCCGGCCATGCGAATATAAATCTCCGTCGTATTGCCATTTTCAATAATTGCAGCCGGCCCTCTAGAACCTGTATTCGATTCCCATGTTACAGAAACAATGTCACCGACCGCATATCCAGCATCAATGGTGGTGCAGACTAAAAACATCTGAATCAGCTTTGGGGCAGCGCCAAGGCCGTGTGTGAGCGTCGTTAATCCACCTAGAGTTATTGCTGTGTCGGCGCTAACATACCCGGTTGGTAATGTCGTCGGCGTGATAACTCGCCCAACAGTCTTCCACGCCAACCCCGTGCAAACCACAAAGCACGACTCGCCCGCAGCAAGCGTTATGGTTGCTGCTCCGTCGATTAGTTCTGCGCCGTTTGGGTTGATGGCTACTGCACCCGTCCCACTGTTACGTACAGCGAATGACCAGCCATCACCCAACGTAACGGCTGTACTGGTTATAGATAGCGTCAATGAACCGGTGCAATCGTACACTTTTCCACGCGCATTTGAGGGGATCGACCCGGATGCGGAAACAGCTTGAACGGAGTTCAAAGGCACACCAAAGTTTACTAGAGCGAAGGGCTGGCTGTCCGACGCCAATGTGGTTCCCATAAACGTAGACACGGCGGCAAGGTCTATGGCCTGCGTGGCGCTGATGCCTGATAGGGTGGTGAGCCGCGCACTGATCGGCTGCACCTCCGCGAGCAACAAGTTGAACTTGTCGATTACGCCTGCCAGATCGGTCAGGATTGCCAGCTTAGGGTCGTCAGTAGACGAATCGCAGTTGGCTTTGCTTGCTGCGGATGGGAGTGCCATAGTTATACCTTCGGTCCTTTCAGCATTACATCTACAAGGGCATTGGCAAGGGTGCCGGATGCGTTACGGATTTTGAACTCGGCGGCAGGCTGGCCGTTGACAGTGCTGGTCTTGTTGACCAACTCCCACGTCCAGGCGCCGCCTGTGCTTTGCAATGCGACGATGCTGGCCGAGGTGATGGAACTGATCTGGCCGCTCTTGCTGCCGATGCGGAAATGCCCAGCGGCGACGGACTGGAACCAAGTAGCCGTTTCGGTGGCGGTGTTCACGTCCTCGAATTCGTCTACCTGCATTTCAGCATCCAGCAACAGGGTCATACCGCTTATCACAGCAGCGGTGTCGGCCATGCTCACCTTGATCTGTATGTAGCGTTTCCCTGCCACATGACCCAAGGCGCCATAAGCTCCGGCCACGCTACCGTCAGCAGTGGTGCCGGTTTTCATTGTTACCGTTGCGGTGCCGGTGCCCCAGACTGAGGCCAGCGGGGTGAAGCTTGTGTTTGCGCCCAGGTCTATAACGGGCGTCTCGTAGATTATTGGATTGTTGTTGGTGCCGATTGCATTGATGGTCGAAGCCAACCCCGCAATGGTGGCTGGTAGTGTGGCAATGGTGCTGGTAGACAGCGGGATCAGCGTGTTCTGATGAATGAAACAGCCGGTAAGTGTTCCCGGCCACCCGAGGTTGTGCTCAAGGCGCTGTAGAAGCACGTTCTTCATCCGAGGATCGCCGATGGTGCCGCTGATGAACTTGGCCGCAGCACTCTCGTTGCCGCTTGAATCCACCGTCTTGATCGCCCAGGTGTAGGTTCCGGCTGCGAGTTCGTTGTTCTCGAACGGGCTGGAAATCAACAGGCCCGTGTGCAAGTCGGTCATGGCCGACCAGTTTGTGGTGATGCCGTTGTAGTAGCGGATTTTATAGCCGCCGCCCGAACGAACGTCTGCCGGAGTGGACGCCACCGTCCACGCATAGCGGCGGGTGCCGTCTGCCAGGCGTGCGATGGTGAACGCGGTAGGCTCAGCCGGGGCTTCTGTTTTGCCGATGACGGTATGGTTGAGCAGATAGGCCCATGCTCCATGCACCCCGAGAGAGTTGACCGCACGGACACGAACGTCATACGACACGCCATCGTCAACCGGCGAGACATAGGCTGATTTACCGTTGATTGGAAGCGCCGCCATCGAAGAGATCGAGGCAGTAGATTTCTTGGCTTCGACTTCGTAGTTTGAAACAAACGCGCTGGCAAGAGCATTCCACGTCACGTAGATTCTTGATGTAACGCCGCCATCGCTCGTTTCAAGCAGGTGATCAGTTCCCGATGCACAGGCCAATCCAGTAACCGCAGAAACGGTAAACGGGTTGGGCAGATTGGTATCGGGCGCGGGGTCGATGGTCGTTTCATTGCCCGTGTTCCAATTAAAATTGGCGCTTGCGGTTTCCCTGAGCACCAGATTGACCCCTAGCGCCTGCTCGCCAGCATCGTCTGCGTAGACTTCAAACTGCCATTCGATTACTTCAAAGACCTTTTCTGACCAGCCAAAACGGGCAAGGGACAGTTTCACCGTATCGCCAGCACGTAACTGAAGCCCGGTCAGCTTGGCCGGAAAGATGACGACGATCTGCTGACGGCTTTTCTCTAATTCGATCTTGGCGATCCGCTGCGCCATCGACCCGCTCGTGGTGTACGGCAGGGACAGGTCGCGCCATATCCGTTCGCCGTTGTCCTGCGTCTCGTAGGTTGAACTGGTGACGGCGGGGAAGTCGGACGGTTGCCAGTTGTTGCCGGGGCTGGTGTAAATGCCTTTGACCGCGTTGTACAGGTCGCGTCTGGAGATGCGCGGAACGACCTTGACCGAGCCGCGTGCGTCGTCTTCATTCAGGGTAACAATCGGGACGATGTAAGCCCCGGCGAGAATGGCCCAGCGCCCGCCCGAATAGATCACCTTGCCGTGCATGGCTGACAACATTTCGCCCACAGTGTCCTCTGGGGTCTGGTTGCTGTCGAATGAACCGTTCATCGTGTAACGGTTCTCGGTCCCTCCAGCAGCCAGCGCCACGGCCTCGGCGCAGACGTTAGCAGCGGCAGTCAGTGCGGTGGAATCAATCGCTGTCGCATAGGTCGCGCTGACGCCATATTTGGTATCAGACAAATAGTTGGCGATACACAGCGCGGCGTTATCGGTCCATCCGGTAGTGGCGGTGCGCGGGTCGTAAATGTCTTTCTTGCCCTTGACGATTGCACTGATGTTCGGAACCCCATTAGGGAACAAATCGGAACTGCCAATCAGCCGAACGTAGAGATAGGCGATGCCCTGCAAGCGATGCGCGGTTGTCCACTTGTCAGGTGCTTCGGCAATCAGCGTGGTGTCTGCGGTCTGCGTCGTGCTGCCGAGGTGCTTGATGATGCGGACGTAACCGGCATATCGTCCGGTGGCCTCTCCAGCACCATCCAACGGGACCAGTTCATCATTCAGATAGATGTCGCCGATTTCCTGAACCTCATGGCCGGCTATGGTCTGGATCAAATGAAGATGGGTGTCATCGTTGGTCGAGTGCATGAACGCCAGCACGCCGCCGACTTTCATCTGGCCATAAATCACGCGCCGTGGTGCCGCTGGCTGGCGGACGGTTAGCTGACGGTCGCGCGCGGTGTCGGCGAACGATCCTGATTTTGTTTTTGGAGCGAATATCGCGCTGATCGCAATGGATATGATCATTTTGATCACGAACGCCACGATGCCCTGAAATGTAAGGCCGAGGCCTACTACTAGGTATGCAACGACTGGCGGCATGTCAGATACTCCAAGCGCGGAGCGCCGATGAGATAGGTAGATAAGCAAGCCCGTCCGGGCCGGTACAGACCACCTTCGTGCCGACGCAAACCCCGAGCGCATACCCCAGCGGGGTATCAAGCACGCACAGATCGCCTCGTTTCGCCATAGCAGGGGCTATCTCTGCAAGGTTGTGCTTGGGTGCAACGCGGTTGACCATGACGGATTCAATATCGCCACGCATGACGCGGTAGGCCCCGCGTGCGGTCTTGTAACGACCCCGGAACTCTGCGGCGATGTCGATACCCGTCATGGCTAGAACGCAGTTCGCGGCGAACAACCCGCAATCCCACTCGCCCCAACAAAACGGGCGATCCCCATTGGCGATAAAGTCGGCCAGAACCTCGGACCAGTTTTCAACGCGGTTCATCATGGGCCATCCTGACCCCAGGTGAGGTCTGGCTCGCTTGTAACCGGATCAACAACGATTGACGACTTGCCGGGCTTCCAGATGAGTTCCTTGTCCTGTAGCCCGGCAACGTATTCAAGCCCACGGTCTGCGGGGTAATCAATAAGCTGGTCTTCGTGCGTGTAGCGCCACTCATGCGCACGTTTGAGCGAGATAGCATGGCTTTCCACACGGACGATGATGGATGACGTATCGCCGCCTTCCTCGATCTCCATCGTGTCCATTTTCGCCGCGAAAATGGAGAGGGGGTCTGCGATGACAGCCCCGGCACTATCCAGCAACCCGAGATAAATCGTGGCGTCCCGGCCCTGGTATTGCTCACCCAATGCAATAGCGATCATCTCGCTCGGAATGCCGGAGAGTTTCAGGTTCGCCCCGTTGGCAACAAAGTCAACGCCTTCCGACAGGGTGTCGATGCTGATCAAATGACCAGCCCCAAGCCATGTCTTGGCGTCCCACGAGATTGACCCGTAGCCCGACCAGACCCTAACGAACCCGCTAACAAAGTCCATTTCGACAAAGAAAACCGGAGCGACAGAAGCCTTCGCGGCCTCTGTGACCATTGCTGCGGTTGCAGTACGGGCCATTTAGATCGCCTCCACAGCAGAGAATGCTATTTCAATGCGGTCTGCTGACTTGTGCGTCCATGGCATCTCATTGCTGACCAACCTGAATATTCCAGTGCAATTGTTAATTGTGACCACAGCATTGTCGGCCGGTGCCGCGCGCAGGCGCGGCCAGATGTCGAGGGTGGCGTTGCCGGAGCCGTCCGAGTTGGCGTTGACCATCACCATGTAGAGCCGGTCTTCGATCTGGATATGGTCGCCCTGCTTGAGAATGCCGGTGACGCTCGCGGTCCAGCCGTCGGTGATCAGCGACTGCCCGGTCTGGCTGGCGCCCTTGACCAGCGGCGTGCCGGTCGCTACTCCCTGTGGCGTCTGCGTAGCAGCATTGCCAAGGCGGAAGGTGCCGTAGCGCCCATTAAGCTGAAGGAACGCGGCCATCCACGGAGCGGCGTACGCTCTGGACATTTCAGGCATAGTGACATCGGCTTGCCAAAACTGTCCTTGGTGCTGATATGCCTGCTGCGCACCGGAGAATGGCGACACAGCGAGTGATACTATGGCACGCGGCTTGATGCGGATTTCGGTAGGCGCGGGTGTTGAAGGCAGGTTGATTGGGTAGGTGATTGCCATCGATTATGCAAGCCGCAGCTGCCCCCGCTGGTTCATCGACTGCACTTGGGTCACAGAGCGTTGTACTGCGCGATCCTCGGATTCGTCAATCGCACGGCGGATGCGCTGCTCAACACCGGCCTCGGCACCGCGTGCGTCGATGTGGTAAGTGTTGTTGACTGTCACTCCCCCACCACCGCCGCCTCCCGCTACCTTCACTCCCAGATCGCCGCCGCTCATGCGCTGCAGCGGCATGATTGCCTCGCCGGGGCTGCCGATTTCTTCGCCCATCACACCCTGAGCAAAGGCAAACGTTGTGGGGCGGTCTACCACAGTGTTGCGGTAAGAGGAAAGCCCTGTTTCGCCGGGGAATACATTGCCCTGAGCATTGAAAAGGCTGGCAGCCCAGTTACCAGCCGCATTGGCGAGAGGCTCGGTAATCGCCTTGCGCGCCATTATACGCAGTACGTCCTGCGCCAACCCCTTCAGCACGTCGCTGAATTTCTTGCCACCTATTATGGCATCCTCAAACGCGCTGGTGAACGTCATGCCAAGCTGCTTTGCGGTGTCGTCGGCCTCTGATAGCTTGTCACCGACAAGCCCAAGCCGGTTTTTAACGATGTCGAGATATTCTGATTCGGACAGTTTGCGCAGATTGCCGTCAGCGTCGGTGATGCCTTCGTTAAAGGCTTTTGCAAGCAGGATCATGTCCTCCTGGTCTTTCGCCAGCTTGGAAAAATCCGAGTTGTTGATCATTTCACCAAGACGGCTCATGTCCACGTTGGCAAGATCAATAAGATTCTGCCGCCATTCCTGTGTCGTCTTGATTCCGTCTTCCTCGACCATACGGAAAAACTCCGCATCGCCTGCTGCGGTCTTGAATGCGGCAATCTGCGTGATGTAGCCGTCTGCCAGCTTGGCATTGGTGCCGGTCAGCTTCAGCTTGGTGGCTTCGTAGCGTTCCAATGCCTCTGATCCCATGCCCAATGTTGCAGCTTCGTCGCGCAGTTTGGCGATAAATGCGCCTTGCGGGTCTGACTTTGAACCTGTGCTCGTATCAACACCTGTGGCAGTCGACCGCGTAGGGGTCTTTACTGTTTCTGGGTAGTACCGGTCATACAACATCTGCACAGCTTTCTGCTGAGTTTTCAGAGGCTGGCTGGCATAGGCTTTCCGTGTCACAGCCAATTCTTTCAGGTAATTGCTTTCGCGGTTCAGATCAGTCTGCTGTTTTTTGGCTTTTTCGGCGTAGAACTTGTCTGCTGCACGAGAGAGACTTCCAAGGCCAGCCATGTACTTGTCTTCTTCTGCCTGGTACATGGCCTCAAGCTGTTTGAATTCCTTGATGCCTCCTGGCTTAACTAACGTTTTCGCTTGTGCCACAAGCACTGATGCCGATAGCCCTACCATCTTAATAAACCCAGCAACAGCTACCGCGCCATCGGCCACATATGCTAGGATTTTAACCGTGTCCTCTCCCCACGCTTTAAGGCTCCCGTCTTTCGAGAGGTTGTCCGCTTCTTTGTTGGCGTCTTTCAACGCGTCCGAAAATCCGAAAACAGCGATAGTCAAAGCATCATTAAAAGTTTCCCCGAGCTTGACTTTGAGGTCTTCGACATAACGCTTCATGGACTGCAGTTGCTTGCCTGCTGTGCCCATTGCAGATTCATAGGTCCCGGCGATGCGAGTGCCATACTCGATCACGGCATTCATGCGAGCCTGTGCTTTTTGAGTCTCGGTAAGATTCTTCTCTGTCGTGCCCAGTTCTTTCGCAAGCTTTTCGTAGCTTTGTTGAAAGTCGACGTTGATACCAATGGTGCGGAGAGTCTCAGTCTGCCCGGCTTGGATGCCATGCACCACACGCGCAAACGCATCGGACGAGTTAAGATTTCCGATAACTGCAGCATCCTGTGCAACACGAGCTAGTTCAGAGGTTTTGCTAAGATCAAGCTGCGCCTGTGCCATCTTGGTAACGTTTTCACGGGCCTCAATCATGGAGATGCCAGTCTTGCGCAGCGCCATCTCAAATGACGTCATTTCGTTCTGCGAGTACCCGGCATTTTTGCCGACACCCTTCATCACGATTCCCATCGTCTCAAAGCGGGCATTGAGCAGGGCGGATTCTTTGATTAAGCCCCCAAGCTTGTACAGGCCAAAGGCAGCAGCAGCATTTTTCACAGCGGCCATCAACGAGCCTGTAGCAGAAGTCAGACTCTTGGTCGCAACCTCGGTTTGTACACCTTTTTTGGCCAGCTCTTCGAGCGCAATGGTGGCTTTGCCGACATCGCGTGAGTCTACCTTTATGATGAGGGCTACATCAGTCATTGGAGTTTTGTGCCGCTATCCAAGCAGCATCCATGCAGCGGATAGCTTTGCGCTCCCACAATTCTAAATCATTGCCAGTGGCCCATTGCCAAGACATCATTGCAGTCGAAGAGATGCGTTCGATACCCATTGCGCCATTACCCCTCTCCGTGTTGTTCATATCAATGAACCAATGCCACAAATACATCAATTCGCTGTCTAGCTCCGGTGCATCTGCCAACTGCGCCGGTTTCTTTCCTGTCTGCCTTTCTACGCTTTCAAGGTGGAAACGTAAAGATTTGCCATCCTTTTGTTGGGCATTCAGAGCTGCTTCTGATTCTGCGAATTCAACAAGTTCGAGAATCAGACTTTCATAAAATTTCCGAGGTCTGCAATGCCCTCATCGACTTGAGTGCGAATCCACGTCAGCTTGGGAGAGCCATAAATCAGAGCGGCATTCGCAGTGGAGAACTCCAGGTCTTTCCCCTCGAAGATGATGACCTTCTTGTCGCCTGTGCGCCAACCAACCGTACAAGCCACCAGCATCTCGACAGACTTCTCTTCGAACTTCTCCACCGTCACGGCTTCCTCGTCCTTGCCGCGCTTCTTGAGCATCTGCGACTTGCGCAAGTACTCATTGGACGCACGACGGGTATGGTCGAGAAACACCTTGGAGTACTTGCCCAGCACTGTGATGTAGACTCCGACAGGAACACCAGACACAGGATGGAGCAGTTCGATTTCCGCACCTGCATCACAAGGTGTTGCTGCGTCTAGCGATGCAAGGTCGATGATGTCAGTCATTTTTCTTTCCTCAAAGTTTGATTAAAATTAAGCCGCTTGTGAATCTTGGATCGTCAAGATGGTTTTGGCATTGGCCAATGCGGTGCCGCCAGAACCATTAATTTCCGCAGTGAAGGGGTATGTGCGAATGATGCCTTTTGCACCGTTGTCCTTGTCGTCGCCATCTAGTTTGACGCGGCTCATGACAAACGACACAAACTCAGAAGCATTGGTGTCATCCACTGCATCAATAAGCATCACGCTGATTGCAGTGCCAGCATCGAAGTACCCGGACATCGTACCATTCTCAAAGAATGCCGTGATCTGGCCGCTGACCTTAAGGATGCCGCGCTTGACATCGGGTGCGACATTCGATCCGAGGACACCTTCCATCGGCTCCGAACCACCATCAATTTGGATGGATGCTCCAGTCACGTTGGCAACCTGAGCACCACCGATGACCACAATACCCTTGATGCCTTGTACCACGGAGGTTGTAGTTTCAGCAGTCGGTGTGGTCAGCACTTGTGCGCCAGATGATACACGGTCGAGCGCCACAGCAGAAAACGCAACCGTGGTATTTCCCGAGGCGGGAATGGATATATCTGCCGAGCCGAATACAGTATCGGTGAACAGCTCCGAGCGGGTGATGTCACTCTGATATTCTTCAACAGTCCAGTATTCGCTGGTCTGTCCAGTGATCGGTGCCGCGCACCTTTTGCCAACCACCGTGGCGGTGCATGAGGTGATTGCCTCAGCCGTCAGCGCAGAAGCATTCAGGGTGATACCGGTAAAAATCAACTCGGACGTAACGCCCAGAACCAAGATGTTGTTGGCCTTGTTGCCTGCGGTGCCGCCCGATGCAGACAACCGGACAACGTCGCCAATCTTCAGGCCATTGGTAAGGAAACTCGGGGTGGCAGCAGACGCTGTGAAGGTATACAGCGCGGAGGTGCCTGAGATGGTAATGGTCGATGCCGCGAATGCAGTGACTGCTGCGAATGGCCCACGCATAATTGAAGCAAACAGCGTCGAATAAGTATTGGGCGACAGCAGGCCATTGAGCGAGAACGAAGCACTGCGCCCACCCTGCGTCTTGCCGGTAGACTGCTGATGTGACGTGATCTCGTTGTTCTCGTAGGTGGCAACACTCAGCTTGCCGGACGAGGTTTCACGGCGGAGCGCCTGACCACCAGTGCCGGAGCGGGGAACTCCGAGTCCGGTTTGCTTGTACAGGCTCACTACTTTGTTAATTTCCTGAGCTATCGACATGATATTTCCCTTCGTTGTTAATGGAGTAAATTTTTTGCTGCACGAAGTCTGGCAAAGTACGCACGCAATTTTGCACTTATTTTTGCCTTCGTTTCTTCTGACGCAATACAACCCTTAGCGTACTGGTTACCTTTGCTCGCAGCGGATATTTTTGCCTTCGTTTCGGTCGACAGTACTTTACCTACGCCGTGTTGATTACCTACGGCGTGCCGATTACCAACAAGAGCCGTAGAGATTTTTGCGCGAGTCTCTACTGTAAGAGTTTTACCTATGTTTGCAGCCGATAACTTTGTTTTGGTTTCTTTGTTGTGTATGTGTCCAGAAGCCCCTTCCCCGCCGTCCGTCATATTCGTCAGCTTCACGCCGTTTTGAATGAATGTTTTGATCAGACCGACCTCAAGCTCAAAAGCGACGGCTTCGGTCGAACACGGTATAAACGAAATCTGGATGTTCTCCTTACCGTGCTTGGCCACAACAGACTCGTGGTGTTGGTTACGGGCACCCATAGTGTGGGCACGCTTCTTTGTGCCTTTGCCCACATAAAAGGCCTCCCCATTGGGTCTGAAATGAATGTAAGCGCCGTGAGGATTCATGAGTTAATGTCTGCCGTAAACGGAATTTTCACTGTCACGGCGAAACGGTCGCCTTCCACCGTGCCAGCAGAGACTTCTGGCGTTTCTGTAATCATCGTTGTGACACCGCCACTCTCAAACGTATTCCCACGCTGAAAAGTAGCACGCAAGAGTTCAGCTCTCGCGGCAATCGCAGCAGTGCCTGCCAATTGTGGATATGCGAGACGCACCTGCAAATATCCGCGCTCTTGATGCCGCGCTCCAAACTCACGGTTGCTGGGGCGGGCAAGCATCAAGTGCACAATCTGATAAGGCGTGCCACTCACCGGGATGAAGGTTACGTTCTCCCGTGCAGTCGCCAATACCGGCAGCACCGCATTCAGTGCGTTCTCCAAAGCGAGGCGGATGCTGAGGATGCTCACTCAATTTCCTTCAAAATCGCACGCGCCGCATTTTCCGTATCGAGTTGTGCCAGCCCGTAGATGCCGAACGGCGCTTGAGTGCTGTGGCCCTCTTCCAGAGCCTGAGCATACGGCACGATGTTTGCTACGTAGTGCACGCCAGAAGCCGGGGCCATCATCACACCATTCCGAATCGCGGCCATCGCACTTGCCCCAATCGGGTCTTCGCCTTCAACTTCGGATGCCGGTACGGAACCAAACTGGTACTGGTTGTTGGCACGGAAGTGTCCGCCGAGGTATCCCTTGGGTACCGGGGGCAGTCCACGAGATGCGCGCGCTATATTAGCTGCCCAGATGTCAGGCTGACCCACCGGAGACCGCTCGTCGACCAGCGTGCCGATGGTAATCACTATCTCGCGCACAGCATCGCCAATGGTCTGCTCGGCCTTCTTGGCATACTCACGGAGGTCGAATGCGAATGCTGACATTATGCCCTCACATTGCAGTCGTAAAGCACCGGCACGCCGGCAGGGGAAATCGCCTTGATGTTCTTAATTGTGTAATTAACCTGGCTGAATGTTACAACATCGTCCATTTGTGGCGGAGTAACGAGGTCAGGTGACAACAGCAATTGCTTGTCTCCTTGTTGAACCAGCGTGCCGGGGGTATTGTACGACCCGGACCCATGCAGTCCATAGTCAAGAAGTACCCCGTACCCCTCATGGGAGGTCACCGAGGAGGATGTCGTGCCCGTGGCAGGGTCGTATTCGCCCACTACGGAGGTGGTAATTGTCAGGGCCTGCCCGAACTCCGTCAGCAGCTCGTCTGCAAGTTCAGCCATCGGGGCGTAGTCGAAGCTCATTAGACTCGCACCATCTTGATTCTACCCGCGCCAGACTGAAGGTACGGAGCCAACATCGCGTCAATTTCTTTGTACTGCTTTGCCGCCGAGCTGTTGGGGTCATACGAAGTGCTGATCGAGCCAATGCTTACGCTCAGCTTCGCTTGCCCTTCGTCGGCCAGCAGGTCGGCTGTGGCAGCGCGCAACGCCAGCGAAGCGCAGGCATTCTTGACCGGGGTCGGAACCGCAGAGTCCGAATAGTAGCTGGGTGAAATGGCATCCTTGATAAGGACCAGCGAGCGCGGCCAGTCGAGTGCTTGGGTGGTGGTTTTGCGCGAGCCATTCCACAGAGGACGGAAGCGACCAATCATGAACGAGGTGGCTTTGCGCAGGCACTGCTCCCGCACCGTATCAGATGACAGCGCAGCCCACGCCGTATTGCCGTAGGCGAGGTGGTAGGCTGTGGCTTCAGCGAGCGTACAATACACTTCCGCGTCTGCTTTGCCGGTGCCGTCTTCTGCGATGATTGCCATGGTCGATTACTTGTACCCGGTGTGCTTCTTGTTGGCTTTGTCGGCAGCAGGCTCTTCGTCAGCCACCGGCTCAACGTACAGCGTCTGCTTCTTCGGATCGAAGTCAGCCTCGTTGATTACGACGAACTCACCTTGCTCGGGGTCGGTTGCTTTGATTTTAACTGTTGGGCATTGCATAACTGCACTCCTTCGTTGGTAAACTATTTACGTTTGGCATTCTTAAAACGGTGCTTGAGAACTTTCAGAGTGGTGGAGTCATATGCCGCTCGTCTATCCATCATGCCCTGTGGCGAATTACGAATAACACTCTGATTCTTAGTTGCTGCGGAAGATTTGTTCACAGCACGCAATGCACGTTTGACATGCCCCACCTTGATGGTAGCTGTGCGGCCACCTTTTGTATACTGATTGATTCCGGTGGGGTTGTTATTCGGCACGGTGCTCTCCTTGGTAAAGTTCGCAGATGCCCCCTCTTGCGAAGGGGCATGAACTACTTAACCAATCAGCAGCGCGGTGTGGCGGGGAGCAATCATCTTGCAACCCCATGCCAGCGCCACTTCGAAGTGCACTTGGCGGTACTGACGATACATGGCCACTTGGAAGCTCAGGCCGGAAACGGGATCGACAATGTCCATCACGTCATCAGCCTCGTCACCACCTTCGGGCATGTAGGGCGAGCGGGTTGCCAGCACAATCGCGGACTTGCTGAAGACCATGTTACGGTCGGTTGCAGCACCGACTGTAAGGGCGACAGCAGATGCAGCGACCGCTTGGCGCAGGCCCGGTTCAGCCAGCGTAACGACGCCGCCCGTCAGTGCCGTCGCGACCACGTACTTGTTGGTGTCGCCAGCGAAGGTGACCATGTCGCCTGCCAGGATCGTGCCAGAGCCAGTGATCAGGGTGATGGCGGTAGCACCAACTGCGTAACCTGCGGTGTTGGTGGTGTAGGATGCACCAGTGCCGGCGGTAACGCTTTGCTTGACCTGAGCGGACTGGCCCAGACCGACACCGAAGATGTCACCAATGATACCGCGACGCAGCATCTGGTCGGTACCAGCTTCATTGACCTTGAACAGAGCCGACTGCTTGCCACGGATGTTGGCGATGGCAGTGGAACTCAGCACAGCACGCAGGTCAGTTTGCGGAGCGCCATTGTCTTCCAGGATCTTAATGGTCTGGGCCATGTCGGACAGGTCGCCGGCAGTGCCGAAAGGCTGGGTGCCATCAGTGCCGTAAGCACGCGAGGTTGCGATGTGCAGTGCAGCCAGATCGGCTTCAACCAGGTTGGTGATGGAGCGCATGGCTTGTGCGAAACGCTGAGTCACCACGTTGTCGTAGATGCCAGTTTCGCCAACTGCGATTTGCTCATCACCGTTCCAGGCAATCGGAGCCTGGTACTGGTTGCTGATTGTTACAGTGACGTTGGCAGGGGTAGCACCACCGGTGTCGGGAGCGTAGGCACCCGGAGTGATGGACACAGGGGTGATGGCGCCAACGACCGGCACGTTGACGGTCTGGTTGATGGCCACACGGTCAATGCGGGAGTCGCGGGTCACTGCGGGGATGAAGCCCACCAACTCACGGCTGACAACGTCAGCAGCGGCATACAGAGTGGGGATCAGGTTGGTGAGAGTGTTAGGAGAAGCCATGATGTGTGTCCTTATAAAAATGATCGAAAGTGGAATTACCTTTGGACCATCCCGGTCGTCTACATCACGCGCATCTCACGCGGCACTGCTTTGATTCTTTACACCTACCAGGCATCACGCCAAGCGGGTTGATTCTTTACTTAACCTTCAACAATTGTATGCGCCTTTGCCGCTGCGGCCTTGTCGCGAGCTGGGAGGGCATCAAAAGCACTGCGCTTCATCGTCTTGCCACCACCCTGCCCGTTACCGCTGCCGCCCGAACCACCGCCGCTGCCGCCTGCAGGGAACCAGTGCGGAGCCTGCTCAACCATGCTCTCAATCCACTCGGCAGGGCTGAACGGGGTCTTCCCATCCTTGCCCAACACCGGCTTACCGTCCGCACCCAACTGCACCGCGTTGCCTTCATCGTCAAGCGTGAAGATTTCGCGTGCTGCCCGCATCACATCACCATTCTTGATAGCACTGACATGAACCTTGCCAATAACTGCATCCTTGATTCTGTCATCCAGCACTCGCTGGCTGTACTTCGTCGTGCGGTCGTTGGCTGCCTTCTCGCGACCAGTTGCTTCATCAACCTGACGTTGCAATTCCGCACGGAGCTTTTCGCTACGCTTGGCAATCACCTCGTCGATCTTGCCTGCTGCGATCAATGCGGCTTCACCGTCCTGATCCAGCTTGCTCATCATTTCACGAACCTTCGCAGGGTCAATCCCGGAGAACTTTTCTTCCAGTGCCTTGGCCAAGTCCTTCGCATCCTTGACTGCCTTGCGTTCAGCTTGTAGCGCCGATTTGAGGCCGCTGGTGTCTTCGATGCCGTCTACATCAAGTTTGAATCTGTCGCCATCGACAACGTACAAACCACGGATTGCTTCTGCCACATCGTCCAGCTTATCTACTGTCAGTGCTAATGCCATTTTGTTGATCCCTCCCGGATCGATTCGCTGCGATTAAAGTCATCCTGACTTCAAGGTATTGTACCACACCAACAACATCGTGTCAAGTATACTTCGAAACCAGCTTATCCAACGACAGCGGAGCGCCGGTCCCAGACACCAGATCCCGCATGGTCAACTTGCCCGAACGATACAGCTCGGCGCGTCCTTTGCCCAGCACCTCATTCTGGAAGGCTGGTGACTGCCTCCCCAGAAAGTCATTGAACGTCACCTTGCGATCCACAGGTCCAAACATGCTGGCGCGTTGACCGTTGATCAGCTTGCTCAGTTTGGTTACGCCGACCAGCTTGCAACGGCAACCGAAATGCAGTGGCGGAGTGATGTAGGGCAGGTCATGGCCGACCGGTTCCTTGGTCAGCGTGTCCCATTCCAGCCCATCCCGACTGCCACAGACGATACAGGTCGAACTGTCCAAAGTCGAGAGGTGCCGCATTGTGGGGGTCACGTCCGCGTTCTTCTGCAACGTGGCTTCGGTGGCATCGTTCATGGTCTGCATGATTGAGGTGTGGACCAAGGCCACCGAATTGCGGCCCGCCAAGCCAACCACAGTGTTGACCCGCTTGAATATCTGCGCTTGGGTTTCGCCCTGCATCAGCCCTTGGCGCACCGCTGCCTTGAATTTGAATGCGGTGTCGGTGGCGATCTTGCTCCACCAGGTTTTAGTTGCCGCGCCGTCGATCATTACGTTGCTGACGATTGATTCGAGTGCGGTGCGACTAGGTATAGATGCCGCCATTGCCTGCGAAGCAGCCACTCCGGCCACCACGTTATAGGTTGGATGGAGCACCGCTTGCACTTGTGCATAATAGGCAGCGATGGTTGTTTCAGCATCTTTAAGCATAGCATTGATGCGTGTCTTTCCCCATGCGGTCAAATTACCGGAGGCGAGTTTTGTAATCAACTCCTTGCGCATTTCTTCAAGCAAGCGTAGCACCTCCTCCTCGGTGGATGAGGAGTGCCGCAATATATCGAGTTGGGCACGTAATGACTGATCGATGCGCTCAAGCTCAGTCATTACGAGTCTCAATGCGACATGCGCGTGACAGAACCTTCTCCACGCGTTCAGGATTCGGCTCAAGGCTAAGCAGCCAACACAGAAAAGCCAACGTGTGTAGGTACGGCTTAGCCCACCATGCCAGCTTGACGTTCACGATAATGCTTTGGTTTGCCATTACATGTCCTTAACCACGATCCCAAACGACAGCACTGAAATCCTGCCGCTGGCCCATGTCACAGTGTTGGTTGCGGAGTAGCGGGCACCAGCTGTGCCGCCATTAAAGTAGGCATAAGTAATGAGGCCAGAGATGGCATCGCCCGATCGAGTGATACCTGTGTCGTTGACCCAAGTGCTTGTGGATATTGTGTCGGCATCCTCGGCCCAGTCAGTCCAATCGTGGCCGTAGTCCAGTTTGGCTGTCGGGCTTTTTTCTTTGTAGTACCCAGTGGCATCTCGTTTCCATTCAGTGGTCATGTTAACTTCCTTATGCGTTGGTCGTACTCAATGGTGCGGATGCGGCGGTCATACTGAACCAGGAGCATATCAAGAGCAGCAAATACCAACAGGTTGAGTGTAACGTTGTCGGCCAGGTGCGTGTGCATCGCCTCGACAATCGCCAGCGTGGCTGCGTAGGTCAGGCTCACGTCGTCTGCCAGATGGGCATGCGCAGCATCAGCAATCGCCAGCAGAGCGGCAGTCGTCAGCGTAAGATTGTCAGCACTATGGCTGTGGCCGGCATCAGCAATGCTGAGGCTCGGCAAGTCGGACAGGCTGAGGTTGTCGGCTGTATGTGCGTGCAGAGCGTCGGCCACAGCCAAGACGTGCGCGCTGGTGATGACTACATTATCCGCACTGTGCGCGTGGGCAGCGTCGGCGATGGCCAATAACATCTGGCTGGTAAGGCCGAGACTGTCCGCCATGTGGGTGTGGAGCGCATCAGCAACGATCAAGCTTGTGGCACCGGACACTGACAAGGCGAGGTTATCGACCAGATGGCTGTGCAGCGCCTCGGCAACGACCAACACCGACAGGGTGGTGAGGTCGAGGTTGTCTGCAGTGTGGACGTGGGTTGCATCCTGCACCGCCAGCCTGGCGGCGGTGTCGAGCGTCAGGTTGTCAGCGGTGTGGCCATGCAGGGCATCTGCCAGCATGAGCAATATCTGGCTGGTGAGACTGAGATTGTCGGCGGCGTGGGCGTGGGATGAATCGGCGACGGTGAGTGTGGTCGCCCCACCGCCCCCAACATCGAAATACAGGACTTGCGGACTACGGCGGAAAATCTGCCAGGGGTTGCGTATTATCTCAAAGGCTTCTTTTTTGCTGTGGTCAACATAGAAGACATACGCGAAGTTTATTGCGCCATTTATATATTCTTCGGGCTGCGAGGCGTCATTGCCTATAAACAGACTCCCTTCAGTTCTGCTACTGGCAAACCAATCGACGGTAGATGTATATACGTTTGTTGTGTTTTGGTAAATCTCGTCGCAAACATCGTTGCGTACAATCACGGCATACGTTGCCTGCGCCCCATTTAAAAGCGCAGTCTGGAATCTGACCACTCGTCCGCTAGTGTTCCAATACAACAATGACAGCGGCGGATTCGCAACACTTCCAGCAGAAGGCTCTGTCCTTAACAGGAATGATGGATGCTTTATTAATGTGTTGTATTTTGCCGTGTCGGGTGAATTTTTATTTGTCCAGGACGCATTTGAATATAGGCTAAGGTTTTTAGTAGTCCCGAATTGGCTTATAGGTAACTCGATTTCAGCGGCGGCTGTAAAAGTACAGCCTATACCGGCTGGATTAACGGTATTCCCAACAGCGCCACTTACAACCCCGGCACGATTAAATACGAGGTTTTGGCCCTTGTTCGTTGCAATCCAGGCAGCCGCTAACCCACGCGTGAGCGGATTGCTCCAGTCAACCTCGACCGGATACTGCGGCTGCTGTGTAAACCTGCGCGGCAGGATGATGCTCGGCATGGCTTAAACCGGGGTCGTCAGTTCGCTGAAGTAGCTCTCGACCGTAACCGCCTGCGACGTGTTGCCGGTGAACTCGACTTCAAGTGCCATCACCGACGCCTCGATTGGAATGGCGAGTTCAGTGACGGCAGAGGCAGTCGTTCCGCCGCCAATGGTATACATGGTTTTCCAGTCTGCCCCTGCGCTTGCTGCGGTAGGCAAAGTAGCGTTGTGGGCGACTAGCACGTTCGCCGCACATTGCACTGTGGGGCCGGTGCCGCCGTTGGTGATTTTCAGCGTGAGCATTCCGCCATAAACGGCTTCGAGGTCGATGGTTCCGCGTGCGGTTGCGCCTGCGGCATTCGATGCCGAGGCGACGATGGTGCGGGCTGTTTTTGCAAGTGCCATATCACCACCCCATCAACTGTAGGACTTCGTTGTAGGAAACTTCACCCTGCACCACCATCGTTGCCGGGTCTGCCACCGATCCGGCTCCGGTTGCGAACAGTGCCTCAAGCCGGTTTGCCGAACGCTTGCAATGACCCAGCACCACCGCCTGTACGGCGAGGTCGGCAGTGGTGCCTTTCCAGCACTCGGCAATGCCTGCCCGCACGTTTGATTTGCTCGGGTCGATGGCGCGGCTGGAGTTGTAGAACAGCCACTCCCAGATGCGGGCCTTGCCGACTGACAGGTTATCGACCCGCACCCAGTCGAAACCATTTTGCATGATCTCGTCTTGCGAGACGGTCGTGCGCCAAACGGTATATGCCGGGCTTGCCGGTGCCTTGTAAGCCTCGATGATCGTGTTGATGGCGTTGGAGCTTGGGGCAAGCGCGGCCAGTGCGGGGTCGGCAAGAATCGCGGCCTTGAGTGTTGCCCGTTGTTCAGTGGTCAGCATGATTTATCCTTGGTGAGCCGCGAAGGGCGTGCAGGTCGGTATAGGTAGCCATGTTTATCCTTTCATCATTTAAAAGCCGCTTACGATCAGGTCGGATCAGCAATTTCAACATCCCACGCCGGGAAGTTGACGGTGTTACTGCCGTTGGCGGTGAGCGCCTGTGAGGTGCAGGTGGTGACGTACAGCAGCCGCGTGGCGTCGCACAAGGCGATGAACACGCCGGTGCCGCTGGTGTCGATGAGCACGCCGGATTTGGCCGCGACGGTGACCTTGCGCCCGGAGGTATCGCCGTTGGCCTTGGTGTAGTCGGTGTTGGCGGTCATGACAACATCGGCCAGTTTGTAGGTGGTGGTCGCCTCAAGGAGCGTGGTGGGCTGCGCCGAGCAGACAGTTTGCAGGGTTGCCTGGTCAAGCACGTCGAACGCGCCATCCAGAACATCGTCGTGTACGGTTTTGGGCATGATACAGCTCCTTTACAGGGTAGTGCTCGATGAACCGAGCGTGGATTTGTCGATGACAAGGTCGGCGCTGCCGGCGGTAAGTGTGCCGGTTTCGATCTGGCCGCTGATGTCCGTGGCCCACCCAGCGGCACAGAAGCGCGCACCGTCTTCATCCGGCACAGTTCGCACATCATCTGCTTCGAAGCGGTCGCGACCATCGAGGAAAGTGTTTAGGACTTTAATTTTCATGCCTTGCTCCTTTAGAAATTCAATAAACGGGTGTTGCGCTTGCGATTTTTTCCTGCTCTTCTTCATAAGTTACGTCATCTGCAATAATCTCACCCGCTTTGAGATTATTGAACAATGTTTCCTGCGAGATGGCACCAGACTGCCATGCCCCCACCAGTGCCACAAGGTCAGCGGAGGTCATCCCGGCTGGTACGAAGTCGTGGTTCAGGGCAACAGTGGCATCGCCAGTTGCGGAAGCCCATTCGCTGAACCAGCCGAGCGCGGTGGTCAGTCCTTGACTGATGGTCTGTGCTGTTGCCGCCAGCAGGGACTCTTCCCCCGATTGACGACGTGCGATGGTGTCAGCAGATTCGACGTTGGCTTTCTGCTGCTCAAGCATCCGTGCCCCGAGCACTGCCATCTCTCGCTTCTTGTCTTCAAGGTTGGTGCGCAGAGCTGCAAACTCACCGGCCACTTCGACGTAATAAGCCTTGCTGTCTGGTCTTGGCAGGATATTCGCAATAGCTCCACCAATAGCAATTTCGGTATCATCACGATTAACCCCGCTCACGAACATGGTGGGCAATCCGCTGAAGAAGCAACCCCGCTCGTAGGACGTGGCCTGCTTGTAGTGGTGCAGGGCGGTGGTCGCAAGATCAATCAGCGGCGGAGCTTCAACTTCGATCCCGAGGCAGTCTGCTCCGATGACCACAAGAGGAATGAAGCCCATCGTCTTGTTATTCATCTTCGGGAAGATGTCGCTGCCCACCTGCTCCTGACCAGCATCGTTGTCGGCCTTCTTGAAAATGCGCTGGCGGTAAACTCCATCGACCAAGTCGAGCACGCGGTAACGTTTCTCGGTCTTTGCCTTGAACTCATTCTCAGCATCGACGGATTCAAAGTCCTCGGTGAGCTGCACCCGGATCAACACAGTGGCATTGTTGACTCGACCGACGCGCCAATTGTAAATGTCCTCGGCCTTGTACATCTTGATCATCGGGCGGAGGTTCAGGCGCTGCGCATCTGCCATGGTAGCGTCCGGGTTCGCTTCCGGGTAATCAACAAGCAGCCCGACGCGACCGACCGACAACGCCTCGCCGGCAACTTTGTACGCCAAGTCGTCGAGTGAGGTGCCAGCCAAGTCGACGTCCTTCAGCATTTCCAGAATCGTGGTCGGCGCTTCAATCACAACCGGCTTGCGGAACATCATGCCACGCAGCCCGGAGATCGTCCTAAAATACGCGTTGAAGAAAGGTGTCATCTTCACCCGCGCTGCATAGGCATCATCTTCCTCATCATGAAGTTTTGGCAGGAAGGTGATTCCCTTCTCGTGCATGCAGTGTTCGCCTTCAAACTCGGCGCGGCACAACTCCCAGCGAGAACTCATTGCTTGATATTGCGGGTGTTCAGTAGTGACATTGCTCATTCTTGTGTACCCTTATTTACCGCTTTACGTGCAGCCCAGTATGTATTGGACGCTGCTCGCAGTTTGATTTTGGTTTCTTCTGAGGTAGTATGGGTTTTGCCTCTTGCCGCTTTTGCAATTTTGGCCTTAGTCTTGACGCTGTGGGTTTTGCCCGTACCATTGACACGCGCAGCTTCACTAATTTTTGCTCGGGTTTCCGCCGTAAACACACGCCCCGTTGATCCCCCCTTACCGCCGTCCATCATGTTCGTTAATTTTACGCCATTCCGGAGAAGAATTTTGATCAGACCAATCTCCAGTTCGAAGGCAATGGCCTCACTGGAACAGGGGATGAAACCCACACCGACGTTTTCCGCACCGTGTTTAACCACAACAGACCCATGGTATGGGTTGCGTGCCTTTAAACTTCGTGCTCTCTTCTTCCGCCCTTTACCGACATAAAAAATCTGACCATCAACACCCGGACGGGCGTGAACATATGCACCAAATTCTCTCATATACTACCCCTCAACCGAACGCGCCCGGTTTCATTACTTTCCACGGGAAACAAATAATCACATAAGTATCGCACAGCGGTACCAACGTGTTGTGTTTCATTACTTTCATCCTCGATAAAGGATGACCCCTTTTTCAGTGAACCCGTACTAAGTGCTTTATGTATCCAAGGCGCTGTGTTGGGGTTCACATAAAGAGATACCTCCCCAGCAGCATTCATGATTTTTGCTCTCACAGCATTTTGTCCGGCCTTAATCGACAAGGTTGATGGGGCGACGTTCCGGGTCGGGTACCACCCATTGTCACGCAACACTTCTTCCATCGATGTGAAGTCCGATGATTGGTAGTGTTTCTCACCAGCCTTACCAGCCGGATCACCCGCCAATACCAAATACCGATTCTCATGGTCCTTGTACTTCTCACAAAATTCCAACGCCGTTTGTCGCGCAACAGCAGACACCAAAATTATCTCATCAAGAAAGTAGATGTCAACACCACCACGAACCACCGCAACAGCACTACTCATAGGCGAGTAGTTGAAGTCGCAAGTGAGAAACAATTGCTCGTGCTTCTCAATCTTCGAGTCGGTGTGATTTGCCTTGCTGTAGTCTTCGTATATGCGACCTGTGCTCGTCTCGAAACTTGCCTCATACTCTTGGCGGAATTGCCGGAGCGACATGCGACGACGTGCCGCATCCACAAGGTCGGGCGGCAAAATGTCGGACGATGGCCAGGTGTACAACTTCCAGTCAGGGTCGTTGGCTGTACGAGCGTACTCCGCCATATCGTAGTAGTGGTTCATGCCATCAGGCACGCCAAGCAGGATGCACCATGCCCGATAATCAGGACGCTCAGGGTTGTAGGTGTCGAGCGCGGGGCTGATGTTTTCCGCCCACGCGGTTTCCTTGACGTCCGCAATCTCGTCGATGGCACCGCCCGTCCAGAACGAACCTTCCATGCGCTGGGGCTGGTCGAGGCCAATCAAAGACAGGGTGGAGCCATTGGGGTACTTGATGGTAAGTTCAGTCTCCGATGGTTTATCTGGCAGGATGGAGGTGAATGACAACCGCTTCATGTCATTCCAATAAATTCGCTTAACCTGGTCACGAGTCGGGGCAGCGATGAAGTAATTACCTTGATCACGCATCGCAGCGCGTGCCATGTACCGTTTCACACGCTCTGTCTTACCGCTGCGTCGCCCAGCCGGGACCACCTTGAATCGCACCTGATCCTCCACCAACGCACGCTGTACCGGATGGTCCATTAAAGGATACCACCGGGCAAGATCACGAGAAGCGGGAGTAAGGTTGTTCATACCGGCAGTTGTTCGGCCAGTGCCCGAAGTTGAGAAGTGATGTCTTCCGCCCCACCAACACCGACGTTCGGTGATTTGTCCCGGTTGTACGTCTCGGGTCTACGGTTGCGCAGCATCATCGACAACAGACTATCAGACCCGGCGAGTGCACGATTAATCCCGGCTTCCTCCAGCTTGTCGGTCACATCATCAAAGATGTCCCGGCAAAGTTGATCAAACACCGGTACGCGTGAGCGAAGGGCACCAACTTCACTACGACAAAGACCAGAAACCCGACCAGCCACCCGCATACTACAACCACCAACATGAAGTGCTTCAAGATAAGCATTCATGCGGATCACCAATGATGCGCGGTATTTGTTTTCGGTGTCAATCAGGGATTTCCACTGACGCTTGTTAAGATCGACGGATGGAGCAACGGGGGAAAAGGGTCTGAACTGTGTCAGATGGTGAGAGGCTTTCATCTCGTTGGCCGGGACTTCCCCACCGAGATCGGCAAGAGTGATTCGTTGACCTTGATAAGCATCGTCGGCATCAGGCACGGGAAAATCCACCAGAGAGCCGGTTCCGGGCGTTTCGAGCATCGGGGGTGGCTATGGGTGCCGCCGGGCCACCACAGCGCGTTAGCGAGAGTACCACGCGACGCGACGGCTGGTCATCTCCGACCACGCCGGTATATCGCCCCACACCTACCGAGTGGCTGAGGGGGGCGATGAACGTGGGTGTTGGCATTTGTGTGTGATCCTGTAAGGGATGCGGCGCGACGTAATGCGGGCCAATACGTGCGATTAAACCACAACAAGACGAGATTGTCAAGTACCAGAATAAAGCCACCAACCACAAAACAAAATCACCAGACCTTTCCTGTCCAGCTGTCCGGTCCGCCCGACCCCCTCAGCCCATCGTGCGACATGCGGGATGTACACATCCCGCTGTGGAGCGTGTGTAGAAGCGGAATTTAAAAAATTATAATATAGACTAATTGGACAGAGGGGGGTTGTGGGGCACTCAACGCCGTCACAACGGCGTTTCGGCTGTCCGATCGATTGTCCGATGCCCCCTTGGTTTGTTCGGACAGTGGACTGGGGAGAGTTAAGTATCCTGGTATCCGCCCACATCAATTGGACAATACCGACTGATTGGACCGACCCCGTCGTGGCGCGGTTTTCGCCTGTCCAATTCCTGTCCAATCCACCTCAATTGCGGACCGTGATACCCTAGGTTGACGACGGGTTCTGGACATGATACAATGGCGTTCTGACCCCCGAACCGGACAGTAGATTAATATAAAGTTGGGTGGTTCTAAAGACAATTAGGAGATACACAAGTGGACAAAAATGAGGCGATTTTGGCAGGGGAAACCCGTTATCATGGGAAGATTTGTGAACGCCATCGGGAGTTGGGTGGCCTGCGTCGGGTTAGGTCGTCCGCGTGTATAGGTTGTGAGACCGACGCTCGACGTATTCGCTTAAAAGTTGAGCGTGAGCGAGTGCGTCACTACCGTCGTCTGGCTGAAGAGAAAGCTGGGGGTATGGATTATAAGACGGCCAAATTGGCCCGTCAGGAAGCCATTGCATCAAATACCGCGCGGTATTTTGGGAAAGTGTGTGAGAAACATCCTGAGTGTAAGGGGGAGCGGTTAACACATAATGGTAAGTGTGTTGGGTGTAAAGATGATGGCCAGCGTCTTATGGAAAAGCGGGCGCGCGAGCGGGAAAGAGTGGAGCACGAGCGCATCAAGCACAATCAACAAATAACTGCACCAATACAGGCGGGGGTCATTAAGTGAGCACAGACAACAAAGCTGATTTACAATCATTGGTCGAGGCACTGCAACCCCTAATCAAATCCTTACGTACCGTTGACAGTTGCTTGAAGTGGAAAGGTAGAAATCTGAGTTGGACCGATGAGCCAATAGATGATGCACAAATACTGAAACATCTGAATGGGGGTCCACGCGTCGGGGCTGCTCTCATCCAGTATGGATCAAGTAATACCTTTTCGGCACTACTTGATCTTGATTCGCATGACGGCGTAACGCCGATGCCGGTCATGCTGGAGTTGGCCGGCAGACTCATGGGGTTTATGAAAGAATATGGTTTGACCCCAATACCTTTTGTATCGTCCGGCGGTAAGGGTATTCACATCTGGTGTTTGTGGAACGAACCGCAGGATGCATGGAGCGTACGCGCTTTAATGCGCCAAGTATTGGCCAAGGCTGATCTTAAGGACGGTGCAAGGGGGGTGTCCGAACATGAGGTCGAAATTTTTCCCAAACAAAATGCTGCAGCCGAGAAGCGGATTATTGTTGATGACAAAGGTCATGAGCGGGTTAACCGGGGAAGTCAGGTGTTTTTGCCGTTGTCCGGCGAGTCGGTGCCAATCGACCCAATCACACTGAAGCTATTGCCGAAGGAACCGGACCATATTAAGTGGTCATACTCCGCCCCAGTATTATCGGCTGTTATCGAGGAAAAGAGACTCAAGAAAAAATCCAAGTCAGATAAAAAGGTTGTCGGACTTGAGACGTTGAAGAGCGCGTTGGATGCGATTGACAACGACGGTGACGGTGTTGATTATGAGGATTGGTTCCGTATTGTTGCCGCAATCCACTATGAATCTGGGGGCAGTACTGAGGGTATTGAATTGGCGCGTCGGTTTTCGCGACGCAGTAATAAATACAACTCTGATTTGTTGGATTACAAATGGGATTCCATCTGCGACGACCTCGACTCGCCGGCCACGGCCAGTGTCATTTTCACGATTGCTGGGGGGTTTGGTTGGGAACTTGATGAACACAGCAGCCGAATCGATGAATTCAACAACAAACACTTCGCGGTGATGGCTGGTAATAAGGTGGCGGTTGGTAGCATGGTAACCGATCACACTGGAAAAAAGGAAGAATTACGTCTTTATTCATGCTACGACACCTCCAAGTACTACGCAAACTTGCCCGTGATCCAAGTCGACAAACGTCGAATTCCTTTTTTTGATCACTGGATGAGTCACCAACGTCGCCGCACCTACCGGGGATTGGTGTTTGAACCCGAGGGCTTCGTGTCTGATGAATACTATAATCTATGGCGCGGGTTTGCTGTTGAGCCGTGTGAGGGGGATTGTTCACTCTATCTGGCTCTGCTTCGTGACGTGATCTGCTCCGGCGATATCGAACTTTACCAGTACTGCCTGGCATGGATGGCCGACGCTGTACAGCACCCTGGCCACCGACCCGGAACGGCTCTCGTTTTTCGTGGCGGGCAGGGCGTGGGCAAGGGTACGATAGCGACATATTTCGGGCGACTTTTTGGGCGGCATTTTGTGCATATCACTAGTGCCAAACATCTTGTCGGCAACTTCAACTCCCATACACTGGAGGCGCTGGTGATCTTTGCCGATGAAGCCGTATGGGCGGGAGATCACGTGGGTGCCGGGACGTTGAAAGCGTTGGTAACCGAGGACGAACGCATAATTGAGCGTAAAGGTGTTGATGCGTTCCCCATCCGCAATTATGTAAGGTTGTTGATGGCATCAAACCAGGATTGGATTGTGCCGGCGGGGAAGGACGAAAGGCGTTTTGCCGTTATTGATGTGTCCGATTCACACAAACAAAATTTAGATTACTTCGGCAGGGTAAGAGAGCAGATGAACAATGGTGGTGGTCAACAGGCGCTGCTACACTACTTGTTGAACCACGACATCTCGGGCATCAACCTCCGGCAAATTCCAATGAGCGGCGCACTTGATGAACAAAAGGTGATGTCGTTAACACCGTTAGAGTCGTGGTGGATGGGTAAGCTTGAGAAGGGTACAATGCGGGGTGTGAAGATAAACGCCGCTGGTGAGTGGGCCGTCACCGTTGAGGCACTTTATCATGAGTATTTGGAGCTTACGCGGAAGCGGGGTCTGACTCACCTTGATTCGGCATCAACGTTTGCAACAAAAATCCGAAAACTCGTACCCGGCATCACCAAGTGGCGGCCAACGGTTGGTAACACTCGAACCTACTGCTGGGCGTTGCCTTCACTGTCGGCATGCAGGGCGTCTTTCCCCGGCAGTCTCGATTTTGAGGATGATGGCGACGAAGCGTGGTCATGGATCGAGACCGGGGCGTTTGAGAGCGAGATATGAAAGTACTTGACAAATGTCTGATGATATGCTATAATGCAGTTGTTGAATCTTTCCAGACAATAGACAGGAGAATTATCATGGCTCTTTCCCCCGCAAGTTTCCCCATGGATGAAGTGGTCGGTGAATTTTTAAATAAGGATACGTCTTGTTATTTTGATTTCAAAAAGAATACAACCGGCGTGTTTCCTGAATATCCCTATGAAGTGTTTGTTGGCCCCAATGCTGAATCGACCCGGCTGGCCCGGATCAGCAAGACCGTGGCTTATGTGGTGGTGGATGAAGATGAGTGTGGCAACCCCGTGGAAGAAAAGTGGCGTATCAAGTTAAACTGGAGTCGGGCGCACGGGGATTGACAAAGGTTTGACAGCTGTGCTATAATGCAGTTGTTGGATTTTCCCAGACGATAGACAAGGAGATATGAAATGGCATCAATCGACCACATCATGAGGACCGCGACCCAACCAGCCAGGTCATGGAGCTTGCGCAATTTGGTGCGTTTTCACTACTTCAACCCAAATGGGTTGTATGCACAGAAGATTGATGTCAATCGCCGGGTGGGTCTGGCCGTTGATAGGGGTATCGTGAAAAGTGGTGCAATACTCGCGTACGGCACGTTTAACAGCTTTTATTCTGACCGGTTGACGTCGTTGGCGCAACACAAGCCGCTTACCCGTGTTATTGTAACGTCAACCATTGATGGGTTGAAGCACGACATTGATTATGCTGAAGGATTCCTCAACCAGCTGGATTGGAAGGAGTAATTGACACAGCCTTCGGGCTGTGGTACAATGCAGTTTTTGATTTTCCCAGACGATAGACAAGGAGCTTGAAATGAAACTGACCGCGAATGAATTGAAAGTGTTGAAGGCTGTTGACGATTCCGAGTATGGCGACGCGCTCACTGATGGGGTTTGGACGTTCAGCGTCATGGACTACGCCAATTTCCCCAGTGCACGTAGCGCAGGAGGTGTTGTCGCCAGTTTGAGCAAAAAGGGTTTCATCAATGCCGATCCCGATTCGGGTCACGGCGAAAATGACGCCTGTATCATCATCACCGAAACGGGCGCTGTCGCATATATCGCGGCAGTCGGTGCCGAAAATGTCCATAAGTCCATTCCTGATCACATTCTTGTAAGGAGTAATACCATGAACAACGTTGCTGTTACAACCACTGAAACCCCTGCCAAACGTACTCGGATGGTGAATGGTTCCGTCACCAGAAAATCGGCGACGGCTCAGGCCAAGGCTGCAGCAAAAGCCAAAGCTGCTGTGACCGGGGTTGCCAAGGCCGCAAAAGCTGCGGTGCCCAAAGTCGCCAAGGCTGTCAAGGCTGTCAAGGTCGCCAAGGCTGTCAAAGCCGCGAAGGCTGCGAAACCGGCCAAAATTAAGGATGATTTGACCAAATCGACCGATGCACTGCGCGAAGCTGCTCAACGTTATGAGCGCGACACCGAACACAAAACCGCCGGCGGCAACGTTTCCATCAACAATGGCGATGAAATTGCCCAAAAACTGCTTGGTAAGGATTTGGATGCCGTGTTTGTGATGGCTGCAAAAGCACTCAAGGAAGACGAAGCTGACCTCCGCGCCAAGTACAAACACCTCAACGTCGGCATGCAGCGTATGGCACTCGGTAACAGGATGCGTGCTGCTCTGAAGAAGTAAATGTCGGACTCGACCAGCCCTCACACAACGGGGGCTGGCGTTTTGATAGAATAGACAGGAGAAGGATTATGAATACAACAAAGTTCGAATGCCAAGTGTGGGACTCGGTTACGGGTGAATGGAGTTGGATAACCGTTGATGTCCCGAGTCGGGTTGCTGACACCAGTGAACCGGTTGCGGCGCAGGCGCAAATGATCAACGAAGCCGTGTCAGTTCAGATGGACGAGGAACGGGGTGCGTGGGTTCTCACCGATAGTCATGTGTTGTGGGCTGTTGGCAATGAGGTGTTGCTGATTCAATTGCGGGCATTGACCAGTGATGACATCAGTGTTATCATGGCGGTTCGTGCATGAGCCGCCCACGCTGCAGTGAGGGTGGGAAGCGTAACCCACGTCGCCCATATGTTGCGATGGTCGAGGGAGAAGAGCACGGTGTCTTTTTCCGCGTGTTTAGCAAGCGGATGGATTGCGCTGAACGGATTGCCATAGAGGTGCGCGGCGCGGTGGTCACGTGTTTGTATACGTTAGAGCGGAGGCGTTGGATGCACGACGAATGGGTTATTGTCGCGTGAACGGCAATTTTAGAATTAATAGACGGAGGATTTGAAATGACGGAACAAATACCCGATTTTGACGCCTTGCGCGCGACGCGGAACCGGGCGGTGGAGGAAAGGTTGCGGGGGTTGGCCGACGATCTTGGCGTCCCCCTCGAAATGCTGCGCAGCAGCCACAACCCCGATGCGTGTTACTGCGCGTGTACTAGCGGAGGCCCATGTGAACACGACTGGACCGGGGCGGGCATAGAATTCGACGATGGGTGTGGGTGGAGCGTGACGTGCTCCCGGTGTGGTATCACGGCGATGAGCCACGACATGAGGGTTCTACCATGACCCGAGATACTATGGAACAGGTAAAATTGGAGGTTGGGGACTCGGTGTTTTATCGCGACCAACGTTACTGGATTGAGATAACTGGTGAGCGCTTTGTGCGGATAGCGGACTGTCACATCCGGCCAGAGTCACCCGCACCACTTGCGCGGAACAGTTTTTTTGTCCCTGTGGGGTTGGTGTCGCTGGCACCGGTCACCAAAAACCGGCATGCTAAACAGCCGACCAAACATGCCATCGAAGTGGTCGAACGGAAGAAAGCCACCGGCGATAAAGACATCGGTGATGAAATAGCGGTGGCCTTACGTGAGTGTAAGGATTTGAACGCTGTTTACAAGCTCGCGGCCAGGCTGCTTAAAGTGAAAGAGGGTGAGTTGAAGGATAAATACGGCCACTTAAACACAGGACAACAACGCATGAATCTTGGTAATAGGCTACGGGGCGCACAGAAAAAAGGATTGATAAAATTATGAACAACATCATGCTCGATCTAGAGACATTGGGTAAAGGCAGCAACGCCGTCATCATCGCCATCGGCGCCGTGCAGTTCGACCAAACCGGTTTGGGGCAGACCTTTTATACCGCCGTTGACCCACAAAGCTGCGTGGATATCGGGATGAAGGTGGACGTATCAACTGTTATGTGGTGGATGGGACAGAATCAAACTGCCCGCGAAGCATTCATGGGAGCCGGTACCCCTATTGTTACGGCGCTGCGCAGCTTTTCGGATTATGTCAAGGACTGTGCAGGTGACAGGGCGGAGGTGTGGGGTAATGACTCCACATTCGATAACACGATTTTAGGCAACGCCTATATTGCAGCCGGTGTGGTGCAGCCGTGGCCGTATTGGGGCAACCGCTGTTATCGCACTATTAAAAATCTGTACCCACACGTCCCGTTTGATTTTGGTAGAGTTGGCACGGCACATAATGCCCTTGATGATGCGGTCACACAGGCTACACACGCCAGCGGAATTCTGGCCCACATCGAGGAGGCCAGAGTCAGCCATGGCCGGTACGAAACATCCAGGCGTATGAACCCCATGCAGTGGGCCGATGCGTGGAAACTCCACATCACCACGGGCAAGCCGTTTGATGAAATCGTGGACGATATGCGACCATTCATGTTTCCAAACAAAGAACAGGGTTAAATAAGTGGCCGACATTACAATAGATAGCGATGGTAAGCAGTTCTTGATTCGTGTGCCCATGTGGCAAAACGACAAGATCAGGGCGCTACCCAACCGTCGCTGGTCCAAGTCACAGCGTGCGTGGTCGGCACCCATAATTAGAGCGAACGTTGAAGCGGTCGAACGTCTGTTAAAGGATGGTGCCGAGTCGACACCATCGGGGCGGGCTGCGCTTGATGTGTACCGTACCAACAAGAGTGAAATGGTAACCAGGTCGGGCGGGTTTCCAAGTTGGTATCCCTGGAAGCGTGAGCCGCGCAAGCACCAGATGGCAGCACTTAATAAGGCGTATGGGAAGAAGGCGTTTGCATTCTTCATGGACATGCAAACCGGGAAGTCGAAGACGGCAATTGACAACGTCGCAGCGTTGCGGATTGAAGGCAAGCTGCGGGCTGTTCTTATCATTACCAAAAAAACATTGCGCCTGAACTGGGCCAATGCACTTAATGATGATTGCCCGATACCGTACTCTGTGTGTCTACCCGATACCGGCAAGCCAAAGGACTTCGAGCGCTGGCTGACCACACCACATGACTTCAAGATAATGGTCGTCGGGTGGGAGTCGCTGTCGGCGGGCGGTATGGCGGCGATGTGTGAAAAGTTCCTGTTGCACCACCACCCAACCGCCATTATCGGTGATGAGACGAGCTTCATTGCCACTCACACCGCGACAAGGGCCAAGGTTACGGAGAAATTTGGCCGTATGAGTGAGTACCGGTTTGCGTTGACTGGGACACCGGCTGCTGAGGGGCCATTAAATTTGTACCAGCAGTTCGAATTTCTCGACCCCGACGTCATTGGGCTTGGCGACTTTTATGCTTTCCGTAACAGGTACGCCGTCATGGGCGGTTTTACACCGAAGGACGGTCCAATGCGTGGTAAGCCCACACAGATCGTGGGATATCAGGATTTGGACGAGTTGATGGAGTTGATTGGCCCACACACTTTCCAAGTACTGAAAACAGAGGCGTACGACCTGCCACCCAAACGCTACCAAATTCGAGAGGTTGAGATATCCAAGGAGCAGCGGGCAATTTACAACACTGTTAAAAAAGACCAAATCTTAAAGCACGGTGATGAGGTCACGGTGGTTCAGAACACCTTAGAATTACTTCTGCGTCTGCATCAGGTTGCTGGTGGGTACACGGTCAAACCGCGTCAAGTCCACACACACGACTCAAAGGGCAATCCCAAGGTAAAAACAGTGTATGACTCGGTGGAAATTATCATGCCTGATAAAAATCCTAAGATTATCGAGCTTGAGGCCATTGTGGAGGAAGCGCGGCACAAACAAATTTTGGTCTGGGCGGTATATTCTCCCGAAGTAATGGCGATTATCAGCCGGTTAAAACGCATGGGGTTGCGGATTGGTGAGTTGCATGGCGGTATCCCGGAAGCCGATAGACAGCCCATGGTTGATGAATTCAAACGTGGCGGCATCGATGTCGTGGTCGGGAATGCGTCGACTGGCGGTATGGGTTACAGCATGCACACGGCAGAATTGGCGGTATTTTACTCCAACACACACCGAGTGCGTGATCGGCTGCAGGCTGAGGACAGGCTGTATGGTGACGGACAGACAAAGTCTCCGATGATCATCGACCTGACGGCCAGTAAAACTGTTGATGTGACCATCATGAAGGCATTGACTAACAAAACAGACCTGCATAATTATATCAGGAAAAATATCAAGCGAGTGACCGCGTTGATGGACGGAGACGACCCGTTCTAACGAAGTCGGTTGACACCCGGCACGCGGTGTGGTATAATCGTGGTTGATATGATAGATTCAAAACAACGAGGCAAGTAAATATGAACAGTAAACCCACCGTGTTCGTCTCGCAGGAGACTCAACACGATTTTGCCAAAGCCGAGGAATACGGTGAAATTACTTTCCTCACGCATGATGACCTCAATAATGTGAAAGGGTCACTACACAATGAGGCTCTGATTCGCGACATCCGGCACAAGCTCCGTGGCTTCGATCCGGTTCGTGATTGGTTGGTCATCGCGGGGTCACCTTATGTGGCCGCTGTGGTCTTCATGATATTGGGCGCACGCGGTTTCCGCAGCTTGCGGTTGTTGCGGTGGGACAACCGAAGCTTTACATACGTCCCGATGATGATAGACATGGGAGGAAAAAGCGATGACTGAAGATACCGAAATTTTAAGCGCATTTGAGCAGGCCAAGACCGACGCCAGAGCCGAGTATGCGGAATTCTCGCTCCATGCGATGGTCGAGCACATGAAGCTCATGCAGATGGAAAAGGAAGAAGTGGAGGCCGCGCTCAGTCTCATCAACGCCAAACTCGACACACTGCGCTTGGAGATGATTCCGGCCAAAATGGAAGAGGATGGCGTGGAACGTATTACTTATGAAGGCATAGGTCGTGTTTCTCTGACGGGCGACATGTACACACAAGTGGTGGACAAGCCGGGCCTGTATGATTGGCTCGAAGGCAACGGTTTTGGTGATTTGATCCAACTCACAATCAATGCCAGCACGCTCAAGGCATTTGTAAAGGGGCGGGTTAAAGCCGGTAAGGAAATTCCGACTGATTTCATTAAGATCGCGCCTTTCACAAGAGCGTCGATAACTAAAGGTTGAGGGTGCTCGGGGGGCGGCACCAGTACAAGGTCCCCGATTGTTAATTTTAAACTTTAATTAGGAGCAACAAATCATGGCAAAGCCAAATACCCCCGCAGTGACCAAGCAAGATACCAAAATGACGGCAGCAACGGATAATGGTCTGATGTTGTTTGATCAGCAGGAGACACCGGACTACATCAAGAACGAGCAGCGCGGGTCTGAGAATGTCGGTGTTGAAGACATCATCATCCCGAGGCTCGAAATCATTCAGGCTTTGTCGCCGCAAGTTAAGCGCGGTGACGCGAAGTACATCGATGCGGCCAAGCCCGGCATGCTGGTAAACAGTGTCAGTCAGGAACTCTATGGTGAGTCGGTTGTGGTGATTCCCATCGTATATCAGAAGCAGTGGCTTGTTTGGGGTCGTCGTAAGTACATCGACGAGTCTGGGCGTGAACAGAAGTCCGAAGGCGGTTTCTTCGGTGCTTTCAATTCGCCGGAGGAAGCCAAGGACCGCGTGGAGTCGGAGGTTAAGGACAATGGGACCAACCCACGTAGCCTCGAAGTGCTCGACACGCCTTCTCATCTTTGCCTGTTGCTGAACTTCGGCACCGGTAAAACGGAAGAGGTTATGGTAAGCATGCCACGTACCAAGGCCAAAGTTAGTCGTCAGTGGAACAGTCTTGTGCGTATGGCTGGTGGCGACCGTTTCTCCCGTGCTTATAAGGTCAGCGCGGTGATGGAAAAAAACAAGCAGGGGGATGATTACATCAATTTCAATGTCACTCAGCTTGGTTTTCCGTCCAAAGCCGTATATGAGAAGGCCGAGGGGCTTTATAAGCAGATGCAGGCCGGTCGCGCGGTTACGATGGACGTGAGTGAGTACAACACCGTCGAATCCGAGGCCGGCGCAGACTCCGAAATGTAGGAAAGGGCATTTCCGGAGCCAAGGACGGCGTTTTCCTTGCGTTCCGGAGTTTTGCAAGCTACATCAGTAGCGGCTAAATGGTGTGTATAAAAATGAGAGTTCTCGATTTGTTTAGTGGCATAGGTGGCTTCAGTCTCGGACTCGAAAAAGTTGGGATGATGACGGTTGCATTCTGTGAGATTGATAAAGACGCCCAGAGGGTACTCAGAAAGCATTGGCCGAGCGTGCCAATTTTTGATGATGTCAAAGATAACGGGCTGAAGAATTTGAAACGCGTTGATGTCATTTGTGGTGGTTTCCCGTGTCAAGACATCAGCGAAGCGAATACGAATGGTAAGGCACTTGAGGGAGCACGCTCCGGATTGTGGTTTGAATATCTTAAATTAATTAAGGAGTTGAGGCCTAAATATGCTATCATTGAAAATGTCCAAATGCTTAGGACACGTGGACTCGATACAATTCTCAAAAATCTCGATGCGATCGGGTACGATGCGGAATGGCATTGTATACAAGCTTCCAGCGTTGGCGCCCCGCATCGAAGAGATAGATTATGGATTGTTGCCTACCCCCACGGCGTTCGACGGAACCCGATTCTTAGTGGAGACGTTATTTCATGCAAGGAGAAGATTGTTAAAGAAGGCGCAAAAAATCGAACATGGAATTCGCTTGAATGGTATCAGCGTGATTCACCATCTGCTTGTATATCACAATATGAACAGAGGTTCGGTGAATCCTCACTTATTCGAATGGATGATGGGGTATCCAAGAGACTGGACGTTGGTCGACGATTGAAGCAATGTGGCAATTCGATCGTGCCCGAAATAGCTGAGTTAATAGGAGAAGCAATCATGATAGTTGAGCAGGAGAGAATCAAATCAAGTAGTATAAAAGCTCGTGTTGTTAGGTGGTTCAATAAAATCAAATTATTGTTTGAAAAAGATATTGTAACCGAAGCCAAAACACCGGCAGTTGTTAATTCAACAACGAGCAATAATCGCTGGAAATGTGACAGCTGTGGTAAAATATCGGCTAGTTACGGGATAACCAATCACCAAAAACACACAGGTCATGTCGGTCGCACACGATTGAGCGAGTAAATGGTCATGAGCCTCAATATCGAACGTCTCGACGAGTACCCGGTGGTCAGTATCGACATTGAAAGCACGGGCTTGCATTGGCACACGGACAAGTTGTTCGGGGTCGCCATCGCCGCATATGACGGCGAGCGCATTTATTCCGACTATTTTGACATCCGCACCAATGATAAGATTCTTCCGCTGCTTAGAGATAAGGTTCCCCAGATCAAGTTGTTGGTCAACCACAACGCCAAATTCGATGCCCACTTTCTGTTGAATGAAAGGGTGTTGATCCCAACGGATCGGATCGAGTGTACGATGGTACGGGCCGCGCTGATAAATGAATGGGAAACGTCGTTCTCGCTCGATGTCTTGGCCGGTAAGTATTTGAACGCGCGGAAGGTTGATATTTATCCGGAACTGGCGCGGTTGTTTGGTGGAGCACCGACACGGGCAGTGCAGATTAAGAATTTGCACCGTGCACCCGAGGCGTTGGCGCGGAAGTATGCCATCGAAGACCCGGTGTTGGCCATCAAGCTGTGGTTGTGGCAGGAGGATGAGATAAAACGTCAGGGGTTGGAACAGGTGTGGCAGTTGGAGAAAGATGTACTGCCGGTTCTGTTGCGGATGGAGCGACAGGGCGTGCGTGTGGACGAGGACCGGGCGCACGAGTCACTGGGTGTATTGGATGTAAAGATAACCGAGGCCACCAATAGGCTGCATAAGGTTGCCGGACACGAGGTCAACGTCAATTCATCCAAACAGATGCGTTCCATGTTTGGTGTCGAAAAGAGGGATGACGGCGATTGGTATTGTGGCGCTTTCAAGTGTGAAACGACGGGCGGAGGGGAGGCATCAATTGACGCCGATGCCCTAAGGATATTAGACGGATTGGGTAACGATAAGGCCAAGGCGGTGCTGAACCTGCGAAAAATGATAAAGACCAAATCCTTTTTAAAGGATCACGTGATTGGCCATTCAATTGACGGCTTCGTGTACCCAAATTATAATCAGGCTCGCAGTGAAAACGGATTGGGCACCGGCACCGGCAGGTTTTCCATCAACGATCCGGCGCTGCAGCAGATTCCGGCCAGAGACGTTGAAGTTGCGGAGATTGTCAGGTCATGCTTCATTCCGGAGTATGGTAATGAATGGTGTTGTTTCGACTTTAAGCAATTTGAACAGCGGTGGTTTGGGCACTACGCCAACGATGAAAATGTTTACCAGATGTACAGGGATGACCCAAATGTCGATTTCTACCAGATCATGGCCAACCTGACCGGACTGCCGAGGAATCCAGGCCACGCGGGGCAGGCGAATGCAAAACAGATGACGCTTGCGGCGATCTTCGGAATGGGTGCGGGGAAACTGGCGAAAGAGATGGGCATGCCTTATATCGCCCAGAAGCGTGATGGTCACACGTATTATAAGGCAGGGAGAGAAGCGTACGCTGTGCTGGATAAATTCCACGGCGCGGTCCCCGGCATCCGTCACCACTTGGAAAGAGCCGAGTCAATCGCCAAATCGCGAGGCTACGTAAAAACGGTCATGGGCAGGCACCTCAGGTTCCCAAACGGAATGGGTGCACACAAAGCCGGGGGTCTGGTGTTGCAGGGGTCGGCTGCTGATTCATTGAAGTTAAAAATGGTGCGGATAGCTAAATTGATAGGGGGTACCGACATCAAAATGTTGCTGTCAGTCCACGACGAGATTGATATGGACGTGCCACCACATGAGAAGCATCTGATACCCGGCATCATCAAGGAGTATACGGCTTTTGATGGTGTTGAGGGGCCACTGTGTCGGACACCGATTATTTGCAACGCCGATTTTGGTGCAAACTGGTATGAGGCTTCAAAATGACCGAAGTGGCTAAACTGGATGATTTAGCAAATGAGCTTGTACGGGCGGCACGTGCTTTTGTGCGTGCCAAACGCAATAGGCATTACGCGCGTAAGCTCGGTGGTGGGAGAGAGGTGCTCGCTGGGTTGATGCGGGCGGTTGATGAGTATGAAACTGAAAAGGGGAAGCATAATGGCTTATGACAACAACATGCGTGGTACTTTGGGCAAGAACAAGCGCAAGGAAAAAGACTCGCACCCCGACTACAGCGGCTCAGCCGAGATTGACGGAGTACAGTATTGGGTGTCGGGTTGGGTTAAGGCAAATGGCCAAACGGGAGAAAAATTTTTCTCACTGGCGTTTAAAGAGAAGGAGGACAACCTCGACCGCAGTGCCAAGGCCAAGGTTGATGCAAGTAGGCCGACACCGGATTTTGACGACCCGGATAACGACGTACCTTTCTGAGGTAATGGTGTTGACGGACAGCGTCGGTCGTGGTACAATGGCAGTTATAGAGCACATACGAATTTTTAAAGGAGTGGGAAATGAAAGAGTTAGATATTGTAGTTGACTTACAATTTGGTAGCACAGGCAAGGGGCTGCTCGCAGGCTTCCTTGCGGAAAAGAATCAATACGACACGATTGTGACGGCGTGGTCGCCGAATGCGGGACACACTTACATCAATGCCGATGGCGTTAAATTTGTGAATACGGCCATTCCTAACGGCATCGTATCGAACGGACTCAAACATGTTTTGATCGGCCCTGGTTCCATCATCAATCCGGACACATTTCTGGCCGAGACGGAGGCGTATTCACTCTACCTTGATGGTATAGACGTGCTGATTCATGAAAACGCTGCTGTGGTCACACAAGCGCACCGTGACGAGGAAGCGGCTAGTATGTTTGCCATCGGCTCCACCATGAAGGGTTGTGGGGCCGCAATTGTTGACAAGATTCGTCGTAACCCCAAGCACAGCACCATTGCCCGTGATGCATTGATCGGGACACCACTTGAAGGGTTTGTGGTTACGGCACAGGAGTACAACCGGGTGCTTGATAGGGCTGACCGCGTGCTGCTTGAGGGCGCGCAAGGATTCTCACTCTCAATCAATCAGGGCTTTTACCCCTTCACTACCAGCCGAGATTGCACCACACACCAATTGTTGTCCGACTGTGCAATCCCACGTACTTGGCACCAGAACATGACCGTCTATGGGTGTGCCCGTACCTACCCCATTCGCGTGGCCAATCGTTTTGATACCGATGGCCGCATGGTTGGCACCAGTGGTCCGTGCTACGACGATCAGGAGGAGATTAAGTGGAGTAGGTTGGGGATGGAACCTGAGTTAACCACTGTGACGCAGTTGCCGCGTCGCATCTTTACCTTTTCACGGCAGCAGATTCGTGAAGCAATCCGGATGGATGGGGTTGACGAGGTCTTTCTCAATTTTGCTAACTACGTTCCGCTTGATAAAACTCCGGGTCACATGGAGTTGGGTGATATGATCAGCACGATTGAAGATGCCGGTGCCGCAGTATCTTATCTGGGATTTGGGCCAAGCGTGCTTGATATTGTTGACAGAGGGGAAGAGTGATGGACACGCGCGCGATTATAATGGAGCAGGCGGTTGCTTTTAAAATTAAGCATCGCATCGATGAAGTACGGAAGGTGATTTCCGAGGAACGAGCGTTCCAGGATTCTAAATGGGGGTCAGTTGATCTGGCTGGGCACTCACTTGCCGAATGGGTTCTCATTGCCGAGGCCGAGTTGGCCGAGGCCAAACTGGCTGTGATCAAGGGCGGCAGCGGGCGAAACTCGGTCAGGAGCGAAATCGTCCAAACCATTGCTGTGCTGCATGCCTGTTTGGAACAGCACGGTGTTGAAGACGATCATGATGGGCGAGCATTATGAGAGTCGAACCGTTGTCTTTTTACGAGTTAATGCGCACGAGCCACATATCTCGTTGGCATGTGGTCAATACCTCAAAAGGGCAAAACCTTGCTGAGCACCAGTATAATGTGGCCGTGATTGGTATGGAGTTGTACAGGGCATATACCGGTGAAGAGATAACCGCACGGTTTATTGCCGCATTGTTGTTTCATGATTCTGCAGAGATTCGATACGGCGACGTACCAACCCCCGGCAAGGCGTTTATGCGACAGTTTACCAACCAGCCTGATTTATTTGAAAAGATGGATACGGCTATCATGCCATCCATTCCGTTTTTTAAAGACGAGGTTAGTTGGGGACTGGGGCCAATAATTAAACTAGCCGATCTGATTGAGGCAGCATGGTGGATCAGTGAGAATGGCGTTGGTGCGCATGCGCGGTTTGTTGCAGACAAGTGCCGGCAACAGATGCGCGAATTCATCCACGATAACAACTACCATGAAATTGCTAATCCAGTGTTGATCGACCTCGGTATGATGCCGGTCAGCCGGTCCGAACGTACCACCCCGCCGTGATGAAAGAGTTAGAATACAAACACAGAATCATAGGTGTTATGGGGGCGCTGGGTTTCGATGTGCAGGCTCACGAGGACAAGCTTTATAATTTCATCCCGGATTTGTCGTTTGCTTTCGGTGGGCGTGATGGCTGGATCGAGGTGAAGTACGCCCAGCGACCACCAAAAACGTTGGGGTCCATTTCACATTATACATACGGCCAGCAACAATGGCTTATAGATCGTGGGGCGAACGGCTCCGGAAGTTGTTTTTTGTTAGTGGGCACACCCGATCACAATTTTTTGTGGAGGTGGGATGCGTTGGCCACGGCCAGGGTGATGCTATGGGACGACGCTGTAACCCGTTGTGTAGTGGAGCCCGAGAAATCGATACACTCGATATGTAATTTTTTGGTATGTGACATAAGTACTTGACAGGGGATCCGCTTCTGTGGTACAATGCAGTTGTGGTACTTTTAGACGATAGATAAAGGAGAATGAAATGAACATGATTTTTGTTTCAGGGAAAGAAGTTTGGGATGCCTTGGTGGCAGAAAAAGAAGCGACTGTGCCACACAGCACCATTCCTGGCAGGGAGAGTTGTTTTCAGAGCGAGCCTCTGTGTCATCTTCAAGTCAAACAACACCAAGCTGGGTTTATCGGTGTTGAGCTTGTCGAAAGCATTCATGGTTGGTCGGTCAGGTACGACACTGGATTGCGCGGCTTTGGCCTGATTGCATCCTCGCGGTATGGGGAGGTCGATGGCACCCTAGCGGCTGCTGAACGGTTCGCAGCGGGATGGGTCGCCCAAGACCCCGACCATCGTTACGCTTGGACAAGGGAACTGAAATGAGTTACATCATCCTTTCACCAGCCTACGGGCGTGATTACAAATCCGCGAAAGCCGTGCTGGCAGATTTTGACGCCGACAAGGACTTCGTTGTGGGGTCTTTCGTTTCCAGGGGTCGAGTCGCGAACAAGGCACAGCTCGCTGGATATACTTGCGAAATTCGGTATAACCAGTTCCGCAATCTCACTGTTGTGAAAGTTGGAGGAATGAAATGACCACGAAAGCAGCCGCAGCACTTTACGAAGCACAGCATGTTTACATGCACGAAGGTCGGCGCACAGCGATTTTCAATCCGCACGACAAGCCTGTAGCCGAACTGCCAGTTATCTACGGTTTCAACAATGGCGGCGGCGGTGATTGGTGGTACGCACAGTTGATCGCTGAAGATGGCACGGCTCTAGGTTTGCATATGTGCAGTTCAGAGGCATACATGCCAGCAGACCTTGGCGTACTTGAAGGAACGCGCCCAGATAGGCATGAAGAATTCCAGAAGCATTACCCCGACGGCTACCGCATGGAGTTCGTCAGCCGTGACGACGTTGATGGCCACGTCGCCCTGAATGCTGCGCTTGAACGCAACCGGAGCCAATCATGAACACAATCCCGTTAACATCCGTTTCCAACCTGCTGTTTACGCACATGGTGGCAGTGGCAAATCCAAAGGACGAGGATGCTTTGGTTAGTGCTTATCTTGTTGCAGCACACTTATGGGGCGACAAGTACATCGAAAAGTTGCTGTCCTTCGGGAGACAAAATGCACAAGAGAGGTTGGATGACGACATTATGATGTGCTGCATCATGATACTAGCAGGAGCGAAGGCTGGTGTCGAATCGTGGCAATTGTTGCTCGTGGTCACGGAATTAGTAGATTTGATACATCGGGACACGGGGCTATCTGTTCAAGCATTTTGTGATTTGATGGACAACCCTGATTTACCCACACTGCGTGAGAGGCTGGAGGCATTTTTGGTTGCTGTGAACACTCCTCAAGGGATGGTGCACTGATATGACTGAGAAACAATACAGGGCTCATTGTCGGGCCGCTCGCAACCAAAGGTGGGTGGCTGCAGCTGTGTGTTTGGCGGCTTTGATTTTGGGGGGATTGACGCTATGAAAAAGAAAATCCAAACTCCGCTGCCAATGGCAACACCACGTATTCCTGAAAGTCAACGCACACGAAGCATGGCAGAGTATATCAAACAGTTTGATATACTAAACCGCTTGAAGTCTTGCAATTACAAAAAGGGACCCTGTGATGTTAAAAGTTAAAGGCGATGGTATGCAGGCGAAGGTGGAGCATATCGGATCGGTGTTGCATTGTAACATTCCGCCGCCCAAGAAGATTGCTGCATTGGTAGCACTGGACAGCGTACGTTATATGCTGCAGATGAATACGGACAAGCTGCTTGTAGATGGCAAGACAGTGACCAGCGATCAAGCATTAGAAGTTCTGCGCAGGTTCATTTTGACGAGATGACCATGGACAAAACTAACGAGATTCTTAAACCACCCCCAACTAGAGGGCCGGCTGTTGTGTCACAACTGACACCACAACAGAAGGCTGATGATTTTTTTGGTGTCAACCCCGGCGCACAGATTGTGATAGTGGATGGGCGTAAATTCATAAGGAGCATGCCGTGACTGAATGCGACACGTTCGACGAGTGGAACTCCGTCCGCCTGCAGCTTGCCGGTGCCTGCCAGGCCCTTATATTTTGCCGTGACCGTGGTGAAGACTGGCGCGCACTGAACGAAGCCCGCGGCCTTGCCTTTGAAAACGGGATTGACTGCATCAAGGCGGGGAAATATGAGGGGGCGACAGCATGAAAGCCGCAATCGAAACCAGCAAGTACATCCACGTCAAAGTGCTGTCGGAATTCTGGCGCTCTAACGATAGAGCCCACATGAATGATCTGTTGCACGGGTTCCTCATGTTAGTGACGATGAGAGATGAACCTGACGCTTACGATGAAATGGAGTTCCTGCGCGAGTTTTCGGCAGGTCATGACTTAGGTGAATGGCTATGAACCTGACCATGAAACAGAAGAGCGCCCTACACCAAGCCGCTGAACGTGGCCTACGCCGTGAGCAGCCCATCCGGGGCGGGCGAATTGTGTTCGCGCTTGCCTTGATCGTTATTTTGTGGGTGATGTTATGAACTCTAACGAATTCGAGCAACTGCTGGATCGCTACTGGAACCTTGCCCACGCAGAAGGGTACACGGGCGTTAGTCGTGGCGATGAGGCTAACCAAGTCCTGCATCGGCTGCGCGAAATGCACAAGGGGCAGGGTGAGCCGGTTGGATTTATCACAACAGATCATGCGGGATGCGAGGTTTTCACAAAAACCAGATTCAAGCTGAGGGGGCACGAGCAATTCCCCGTATACACCTCCGCCCCAACCATCACGGAAGGCTATGTGCTGGTGCCGGTGGAGCCTACGCCTGAAATGTTGATGGCCGCTGGCGATGCTGTTCATCCAGCCGGGTATTGGGGAACTGCATACCGCGCAATGCTAGCCGCCGCACCCAAGCAAGGAGAGACAGCATGAACAGCGAATTCGAGCAACTGCTAGGTCGCTATTGGGAACTTGCCCACGCAGAAGGGTACACGGGCGTTAGCCGCGGCGATGAAGCAAACGAAGTCCTGCATCGGCTGCGCGAAATGCACAAGGGGCGGGGGGAGCCGGTGGCAGAGGTATCTGATTGGCCGAATGATCGCACCCCGATGGCCATACTGCCGCTGGTGGAGTGGGATAAATTGCCGGTCGGCACCAAGCTCTACACCTCCGCCCCAACCATCCCGGCTGCACTTGACGAGTTCCTGCAAAAGCGTGAGCAGGATTCATTCTCGTGCAAGCAGCTTGTAGCTGATCTTCGCGTTCTGCTCGCCGCCGCACCCAAAGGAGAGACAGCATGAGCGAGATTGAAACTGGTGGGCCTGCGTTTCCGGTCCCTGTAATTGCAGACCGAGAAGGAGTCATTCAACGAGCCGATGCTTACGTTGATGTTGGCGGAATGACCCTGCGCGATTACTTCGCAGCCAAGGCGATGCAGGCGACGATTATTGCGGCTGGCTCATGGGGACCATGCAACTTTCGTGATTTTGATGTTGATGCGGTGTCTGAATTCGCCCATCGGCAGGCCGACGCAATGCTGGCCGCAAGGAGCAAGCCATGAGCCACAACTACTTTTCGCAAGTCGTAACCGACCGCTGGAACGAGGCTGTAGCCGATCCCACCGTTGACAAGTGGGTGTCCCTTAAAGACCTCACCCGGCGAATCATCGACCTGCTGCGCAAGGAATCGCCCGACTCGATCCTGATCCCGACTTGCGAGGGTGTGTACCGGGCTGCGGCCAACCATGTGATTTCACTTACCGAGGAGATGGCAGCATGAACATCATTTTTGATTATGGGCCGGATGAAACCGGACTAGGCCTAATCATCGTTGACAACAGGTTTTACGGTGTGCCAGCAAAAGCCGTTCTGCTGCTAGATAACGCTGTTCGGCAGCGCGATGAACTGCTGGCTGCGCTGGTTGAGATTCAGCAGGTTGCGTGTTCCGGTTCGCCTGAACTTGCCATTACAACAGCAGCAATTAAACGCATGGAGGCAGCATGAAACCAAGCCGTGATGACGTGCTGAGGGTGGCGGCGGAATGTGGGATTGGAATAGTTGAAGACCGCAGCGAAGAATATTGCATGGAGTATTACACAGCCACCGGAAACGCGCTTGAACGCTTCGCCGCTGCCATGTACGCAGCCGGTGCGGAAGATATGAGAGAGATGGCTGCGAAAGCTTGCCTTTTGGAGCGCGTCGATTCAGACGAGACTCAAGCAGACGAGGATGAAGCCTACAACATGGCATTGACGCACGCATTCAAAGCCATCCGCGCCCTACCCATCACCCCGACAAACACGGAAGGAGAGCAAGGTGATTGAGTTTATCAGGAGCATGAAACGCAGTGCCGCCTTGTTACGCGATGGCGCAGGCAATCGTGAAGATGCAGCAGACAACCTTGAGCGTGCAGCAATCAAACTCACCGCCCCGAATGAGCGGATCAGGAAACTGGAAGACAACCTGTACACGACCACAGCGCATTACAAATGTGCAGCATTACATCGGGATCAGTTGATGGCGCTTCTCGCTGCGGAGCGCGAGGTATCGGACAAGATGGCGGCGGCGCTGAAGGTAGCGCAACTATACCTATACGCCAATCACCATTCGCACAATACGGTGAGCGCCGCCCTTGCCGAAGTAGCAGCCCTCAGAAAAGGAGAAAAAGCATGAACACACCTTTGTACTGCCCGCAGCAGGCAGCGTCTAGCGGTGGCAGCGGGTTCGATGACATGAATGACGATATTCCTTTTTAATTGACACGAAAGGCTGCGAATGAAAAATTGTTTGAACTGTAAGTATGAGCCGGATTGGTCAAAGCCAATTGGCGGTGAATACCCCAGGCGGAGCGGTGCCTGTAGATGGGAACTTGAAAACCATCTACCAGATACGCCCGCAACGTATACGGTAACGCGCTCACACATTATTCGCCACAGTGACGATTCTGGAATCCCCATAAAGTGTAAGGCGTGGGTGCCCAACGCTT